ATGGATGAGAACATCCGTAAATTGAAGGAATTGGTGGATGGCTCCGACAACATTGTGTTTTTCGGCGGGGCCGGTGTGTCCACGGAATCGGGTATTCCCGACTTCCGCAGCGTGGACGGGCTGTATCACCAGAAGTTCAGATACCCGCCGGAGACCATGCTGAGCCATACGTTCTTTGAGCGGCACACCGGGGAGTTCTTCGACTTCTACCGCGCCAAGATGCTGGCGCTGGACGCCCGGCCCAACGCGGCCCACCGGAAGCTGGCCCAGTGGGAGAGGGAGGGAAAGCTGAAGGCGGTCATCACCCAGAACATCGACGGCCTGCACCAGAAGGCGGGGAGCCGCGAGGTGCTGGAGCTCCACGGCAGCGTGCTGCGCAACCACTGCACCCGCTGCGGGAAAGCCTACGGCGTGGAGCGTATCGTCAGCAGCACCGGCGTGCCGCGGTGCAGCTGCGGCGGCGTCATCAAGCCCGATGTGGTACTGTACGAGGAGCCGCTGGACGAGGACGTGATGGCCCGCGCCCTCCATTACATCCGGCAGGCGGACGTGCTGCTCATCGGCGGCACGTCGCTGGTGGTGTATCCGGCGGCGGGACTCATCACCTACTACCGCGGGCATAAGCTGGCGGTGGTGAATAAGGGCGGGGCAGGCCCCGCGCAGGCCGCCGTTACGGTGGATGGGCCCATCGGACAGGTGCTGGAGCAATTGTAACATAGGAAGCTGCGGGGCGCAAGGCGGGGATTTTTCCGTCTGCCCCTTGACAAACAGGGGCATTTTGTTATAATAGCAAGGTGTTCCGCATGCGAGCGTGCTGGAATCGGCAGACAGGCAAGCTTGAGGTGCTTGTGTCCGTAAGGTCGTGTGGGTTCAAGTCCCATCGCTCGCACCATGGTGAGTGTTCTTACAGCATTTGAAAGGCTGTAAGAACACTCGCTTTTTATACAGCGAGTTCACAGGGGGCGTAGTTGACGACTACGCCTTTTCTTGTATTTACGGACACTTCCGGGATCGGCAGGGGCAGCACCGTTGGAATCTCAATCGTTCCGACGCAGTTATAGTGGATGCGAAGCCGCTGCTCCCATACGCCGTCGATCTTCTCCGCATTGAATACTTCGATTTTCTCAACCAGTTCGTTCAGCATCCGGGGCGTCAGTTTCCTCGCTCTGGTGTACTTGCGGACAAGACCGATAAACATATCTGTCGTCATGGAACGGCTGCTCTGCTTCTCTATCTCGGAGCGGAGCTTTTTTATTTTCTCCGCCAGCTCCTTTTGCTCGTCCTCATACCGCCGGGACATTTTTGCGAAGCGGTCATCGGAGAGCTTGCCGGAAACATTGTCCTCGTAGATGCGTTCAAAAAGACCGTCCAATTCTTCATCACGGGCAAGGAGCGTTCTTAGCTCTTTTTCCTTCAGCTTGCGGTCTGTCTGTTCCGCCTGCTGGGAATGACCAATCACAGCTTTTACAAATTCGTCCTCATAGAGGCTGGCGAATTTCGTTAAGCGCCGTATCTCTCCCAGCACCACTTCCTCCAGGAAGTCCACACGGACATAATGGGTAGAGGTGCAGGTGCCGCGATTGCCCTTGTAGTTGGAGCAGTTGAAATACTTGATCTCCGGATTGCCCTGATTGAAGTGAAAGTGAAGGTTGCTGCCGCAATCGGCGCAGACCAACAGGCCGGAAAACATATTGTGTTCTCCATTGTTGGTGCGGCGCTTACGGATTTTGCCCCGCTTCTGCTGCACCTGCTCATACACAGCACGCTCGATGATCGCCTCATGGACGTCCTGGAACACCACCCAATTCTCACGGTCATTGTCGATTCGCTTCTTATTCTTGTAGGATTTGGAATAAGTTTTGAAATTGAGAATGTCACCACAGTATTCCTGCAGGGAGAGAATTTTGGTTATTGTGGAGCTGTTCCACTTGGTAGGAGGCTGCTGTTTGCCCTTGCCGGGGCGTTTGATGCCCTTCGTGAGCCAGTAGGCCCGCGGGGTCAGGACATCGTCCTTTTCAAGCTGGGCGGCAATCTGCTCTGTTCCGAACCCCTCCAAAGTCATGCTGTAAACGCGGCGCACAACTTGGGCTGCCTCGTCATCCACGATCCAATGCTTCGGATCATTCGGGTCCTTGATGTAACCATAGGGAGGCTGGCCCATCGGCTCACCGGCATTGCCCTTGATCTTATTGCTGATGCGCCGCTTTTTGCTGATATCGCGGGCATACCACTCGTTGAACAGGTTGCGGATCGGGGCAAGCTCATTTTCCCCCTCTGCCGTGTCGATGTTATCCGAAACGGCCACCAGGCGGATATCATGGTCCGGGAAAAATTCTTCCGTCAGCCGTCCGACCTCAATGTAGTTTCGCCCCAGGCGGGAAAGGTCTTCTTGTGTCAAGTAGGAACTAAAAAATTTTTGAGATTTTACAAGCCGTTCATAGGTGGAAGACCACCCGTGAACGGCTTGTAACATTCAGCCTATTAGATTTCTGCATCCTCAAAGATGTCTTTGAACTTCCAGACGATTTCGATGCTGTCATGCCCATGAACATAGATAGCGGAGATCAGGGCATGAGCAAGCTCGTATGTAAGCCCTGCGCCTTTCTGGTATTCGCCGAGCACCGTATCAAGCCTCTCATCGGAGCAAGGATGTTCAGAGTCAAGCTCCTGCATCCGCTGATGACCTTGCCGGATTGCTTCTTCATTCTCAGACATCTTCGTGTCTGTTTCTGCTTTCCGCTTGAGATATTCGGCCTTTGTGATGCTGCCGGAAGTGTATTTCTCATACAGCCGGAGCTTCACTGCCTTGAGTTGTTCGGACTGTTTCTGCAAATCGCGGATTGTGTCCGCGCATTCTGTGATGGCAGATTTCCTGCGCTTGCTGATCTCGTGTTCTTTGACGGCTTTCTTTTCGACCAGTGTGAGCATTTGCCCAATCGCTTTGTAAGCGGTGTCCTCAATCCATGCCTCGCTGTATCTTTCACCAACCGGGCACTCCGTATCGCGGTCATGTGTTGAGTAAGTACACTGATAGAAATGTCCGCCCTCATTTCGGAGCTTTCGCCGGGTAAGGGTGCGTTTACAGTTGCCGCAGCACACAAGACCTTTGAGGGGATAATAGCGCAGATTCCGTTTGGGATTCTTCTCACCGCCCCGGATAACTGCCTGAGCCAGCTCAAACTCTTCCTTGCTGACAATCGCTTCGTGCATCCCTTCGACGATGATCCAGTCCTCTTTCTTTTGAGAAATAGTTTTCCGAGAACCCACACCGCCGGACTTTCGCTTGTGGCCGACCGTTGCTCCTGTGTAAACATAGCTCGTCAGAATCTTGTAGACCATAGAAGCCGTCCAGCTTATCTTTTCGCTCATGCGGCTATACTTCTTCTTGTCAGGATGTTTGCCTTTGAAATATTGCCCGGGCGTCGGGATGTTATCATCGTTCAGGCTAAGGGCAATCTGTGAGGTATTCCGTCCTTTAAGGGCTTCGTTAAAGACCCTGCGCACGACCTCTGCGGCCTCCGGGTCAAGCTTGAGCTTGTTGCGGATTTCGGGATGAAGCACATAGCCGTAAGGAGCGTAGCCGCCCACATACTTGCCTTGCTTCATCATCTGGATTTTCGCGGTTGTCGTTTTGACAGAAAGATCCTTGCTGTATGCGGCATAGATAATGCTGCGCATGACAACCTCAAGACCGCCGGTTGTTCCCTTGTAATCGTCGCTGTCATAGCCGTCGTTGATGGAGATAAAGCGAACGCCCATGAACGGGAAGGTGCATTCGAGATAATTGCCCGTCTCAATGTAATCACGAGAAAAGCGGGAAAAATCTTTGACGCAGATCAGGTTGATCTCCCCGTGCCGGACTTTCTCCATCATCGCCGAGAACTGAGGACGATGAAAATTTGTCCCGGTATAGCCATCATCCGCGAACTCAAGCCTCGGATATTTGGAAAGCGTAGGATGATTGTCAAGGTAGTGGTTGATGAGCATACGCTGGTTGCCGATGCTGTCACTCTCGGCCTTGCTTCCGCTGCCGGTATCTTCATCAGCCATAGAGAGGCGGATGTAGATGCCGATTGTGTAGTCTTTGTTCATTTACATCGCCTCCTGAACTTCTTTGATACTCTGAATGGTCAGCTCGTAGATGTCACCGTACTTCATGACCAGCTCCACAGCGCCGCCCTCATGGACTTTGACCAATTCAACAGACTCGTCTACTAAATCCTGAGAGAGCTGCGTTGCTGTGCTGACGGATTTCATCAAGGTAATCCACTTGTTATCGACCGACATAGCTTCGTCGAACTTGCTCCGGCGCTGTACTGCCTCATCCAGACGGCGGGACAGGTCAGCGTATTGTTCATCATAGCTCTTTTTGGCAAAGGAGTATTCCGCTTCATCCAGAAGCCCCTCGGCATAATCCTCGTAGAGGCGTGTCCGCTTCTTAGAAACGCCGTTGAGCCTCAGATTCAGGCTTGTAATGAGTGCATTCTGTTGATCGCGAATGTTCTTCTCGCCCTCGCTGCCCCTGAGCTTATCCAGCAGCTTGTCATAGTCAAGCGCTGCCTTGACTTGAAGCTGGATCGCTGCAAGCACATTCGCTTCAAGCGTGTCCTGCCTCGTATAATGGGAAGTACAATGCTCATAGCGCCGACCTACTGAGGTACTGCATTCATAGAAGGCATACCAGCGCTTCCGCTTGTCTTTGTCGATCCGCTTGCGGTGGAAGTACATCTTCTTCCCGCAGTCAGCGCAGATGATTTTTCCCTCGAAGAGGTTGACGAGCGTTGCCCGGATTTCCTCGGTTTTCTGCATACTCGTCTGACGAGCCTCAGAAGCCGCTTGGAGGATGTCCTGCACCTTCTGGAAGTCTTCACGGGAAATAAGCGCTTCGTGCGTGTTCGGGAACACAATCCATTTGTCCTTGTCCTTGACATTATGGGATTTGATGCCCTTATAGATCGCCTTCATGGAGCGGCCAAGAACGGTATCACCCACATAATGCGGATTGCTCAGGATGCCGTACAGCGTTGAACTGTACCAGCCTTTGCAGGAGCAGCCGTCGCCTTTGCGGGTTCCGTTCTGGCGTTTCCGCAGCTCCGTATTTGGCGCACCCAGCCGGTCAAGCTCGTTAAGAATCGTCGGGATCGACCAGCCCTCGATTTTCCACTGGAACATAAGCCGTACATACTGCGCTGTCTCTTCGTCGATGACCATGTTTGTATGGTCTTCATTCCACCGGTAGCCATACGGAAGATTGCGCTTCTGGAAAGTCCCTTGCTCCATCTGCGCTTTCAGGGCGGTGGAGACTTTCCGGGAAATGTCCTTCGAGTACAGGGCGTTGATCATGTTTTGTAGCGGGATCATCAGGCTCTCATTCGAGCCGTCCGTATCAAAGTTGTCGTAATGCTCCTTAATGGCAATAAACCGCAAGCCAATCTGCGGGAAAATGCGCTCAAGGTAGGTGCCGGTTTCTATGTAGTCACGGCCAAAACGGCTGAGATCGCGGACTACGAGGCATTTAATCCTGCCGCTCTTGATGTCGGTCATCAGGCGGTTAAACTCCGGCCTGTCGAAAACCGTCCCCGTCCGTCCGTTATCCACATAGACATCGACGAGATCGAGATACGGGCAACCGGCAATATAGGACTTACATATCTCAATCTGATTGGTGATGACATCCACTTTTTCAGATTTGCCGCTGTTTTCCACGGAAAGACGGGCATAAATGGCTGTCGGGAAGATTTGCAGCGGTGCTGCTTCGCAAACCGGCTCTGCGGCTGCGATTTTTCTGCTTTTTCGTGCCATACGCTCATCCCTCCTTTATCCGGCAACGGCAAGTTCGTCGGCATAGCCGAGAACATATTCAAGTGTCTGCTGATACTCGTCTTTGTACTTGAAGACAATCTCTATCGCGTGATCCTCATAAATCAGGATGCGGTCAACCAGCGCCATGAGGACGCGGCGGTTCAGTTCTTCAATGTTTTCATACTGCTTAAAGAGCGTGACCCAATTTCGTTCAGTAGCCCCGGTTGTAACCGACTGCTTCATTTCCTTTTTCACGCGGAGAAGGGCTTCCTGTTTTTCCTCGATGATCTTGGTGTAGCTGTTGCGGAACTCAAAGTATTCCGACTTGTCGATGATCCCGTCCGAGAGGTCTTCGTAGAGCCGGAGCTTGAGCTTCTGATACCGCTCAATCTCTTCTTCGAGCTTCGCAATCTGCGCCTCATAGTTAAACGCTTTGCGATTCTGGGAAGGAAGCCTCTCAATCATCTCAAGCGCTTTTTCCAGATTGACCACAAGCTCGATCTGGTCATGGATGGCGCGAAACACCTTTTCCTCAACCTCTTTTGCGCTGATGCTGTGCGGGCTACAGGTCCGGCTATGTTTGTTCGTCGAGCAGACATAGTAGATGTATTTCTTTGTCTTCGACGGGACGGTCTTGCGTGTCATGGACTGCTGGCAGTCTCCGCAGAACAGGAAGCCGGAAAACAGGTGTGCCTCGTCCTGATCAGGCGAGCAGCGCATATCCCGCTTCATCATGGTCTTGACGGCCATGAAATCTTCATAAGAAACAAGCGCTTCATGCGCCCCCTCGACTTTGACCCACTCGGTTTCGTCTTTCGGCTGCACAACGCGCACCTTGTAGTTTGGCGTACCGCGCTTGCCTTGGGCAAGGACACCGATATATACCTCATTGGTGAGGATGCGCTGGACAGCTTTGTAAGTCCACTTTGCAGTGTCGCCGGTCTTGAAGACGGTATCGAACTTCACCCCCGCCGAGTGCTTATACTCCATAGGGGAAAGCACACCCATCTGATTCAGCCTTGCGGCAATGCGGCCGATGGAGAAGCCGTCCTTGTACATGGCAAAGATCATCTGCACATACTCGCTGACAGCCTCATCGACGATGAGCTGGTTTTTGTTATCCGGCGATTTCTTGTAGCCATAGGGAGCGAACGCCCCGACGAACTCACCGTTCTTTTGCTTGACCTCCAAGCTGGATCGGATTTTCATGGAAATATCCTTGCAGTAAGAATCGTTGATGAGGTTTTTGAACGGGATAACAAAGGAATCCGACTGCGGATCGCCGGTCAGGCTGTCGTAAGCATCGTTGACCGCGATAAAGCGGATGCCGAGCTGCGGGAATATCTTTTCCAGATACCGCCCGCCTTCGATGTAGTTTCTCGAAAAGCGGCTGAGGTCTTTGACCACGATGCAGTCAATCGCGCCCTTGCGGATCGCATCTTCGAGCTTCTTGAAGTTTGGACGATTGAAGGAAACGCCGCTATACCCATCGTCAATGAATGGCTCACAGACAATTTCCAGATCGTCATGCCTTTCGATGTAGTCCTCGCAGATGGCTCGCTGGCTCACGATGGAGTTGCTTTCGATTTTGTCTCCATCTTCACGGGACAAGCGGCAGTAAATCGCTGTCCGGTAAACTTTCTTGGACATAAAAATAACCTCCGTTTTCTGTTTGGTGTGATACACAAATCAGAAAGACGAAGGCTTCTGCTTCTTACTATGAGAAAACAAGGCAAAGCCACATGACCCTCAAGGGCAGCGGCTTAGTCCGTATATTCTTTTTTGACCTGACTTCATTGTATCACAGGCTCAATCGCTTGTCCATAGAACCGGGTGAAAAGATTCAGTTTGTTCATAATCAAAGCCCTCTCAGGTAATGTTCCAGGCAGTCCTCCAAGGTGGTGTCTGTCTTCGAGAAGCTGATCTTCACAACGGTCTTCCCGTCCAGATAACAATATGGATTTTTGATCTGCCGGATGAAATCCCGCAGCCGGTCGTTCTGCGGAGCCGAAGGCTCAAGCCGGATGCTGTCCCGCTGGACAAGGGTACTGCGGTCAACCGTCTTCGGATTGACGCTTCTCATGGTTTCTATGCTCATCATATTGCAAACACCTCCCTGATGATATGAACTGCATTCAGGACAAAAGGATATGGCGGAGCGCCTGTTGGGGACACTCCGCCACATAGTTTTCATCCTGAAAACTTGTATGCTGAATGTAGCTAATTGGTTTGTTTCGTGCTCCGGCATATTTGCAGCTCGCACCCCTGCCGGAAGAGCCTTTCGGCTCCGGGAATGCTACGGACTACCAACGGTTAATCGGTATCATGGGAATCTCACCCCTCCGAGGAACGCTCCGAGCCGCCCCCGGCAACCCGGGGACAGAAGTATCATTATACCCAACTTCTCCATCATGGCGAACAGCCGCACCACACGGCAGTTTAGCCTCTCTGTTGATCGCTCGCTTCCCGTAGGAAGGTCTTGGCGGCAGAAGGCAAGTCGCTTCGAGAAAAGAGGAAAGATCCGCAGCACTGGATATTCTGTTTTCAAGGTGCTGTGAAGCTGGTCTTGTTTGACCCCTTCACTTTACAACGGACATTTTTTTGCCGTTTGTCCGGGGAATCACAAAAATTTTTTGCATTTTTTTCTGAGTGCATTGGCAATGTCCCATACGGTGGATTTTCGCAACCCATATTCCTCTGCAAATGCCCGGATGGTCTTATCTCCCAGAAGGCATTGATCAAAAATTGCAAGATGGATGGAATTGAGTGTTGCCCGAAAATCTTGGATTACAAGTTTTGTAAGAACCCCGTCAGTGAAGTCCTCTTTGTCAGCCAACCACCCTGATGACTTCACATCATCCTCTGGCACAGCGTCCAGCGACAGTACAGCGGAAGGTTGCGTTTCTTCTCCGTCTTCGCTGGCAGTCGATCCACCAGCATCATAGGAACGCCGGAGCTTCTTTTCCTCATTGCGGAGCATCTTCATGACCTCTCGGTCAACCTCCGTAGTCTCGCCGGTGGCTTTCACGCGCACCATGCACTTGCCGTCCTCGGTAGTCCAGAGGTCGTAGTCGAACTCAACGGGTGTTTTGGGGATTCTTTTCATTGTCTTGTCCTTTCCGCTGGCTCGAAGCAGCGGATGGACAAGACTTAAAAAAGAGCCGCATGACGGTGAGTTGATCTTCCCATACCGATAAAACAGAGCTTAGAAAACTCTGTTCATGCGGCATTAGGAAGACTCACCAATCAGCGGCTCCACAGCACAGCTATAAAATATTGAATTGTATTTGTTATCTCCTTACCTTCTGTGAAGGTGGAGGAATAACCGTCTCATGTTGATCACATCAAATACTGTTTCCCGGCCACAGGCTTTGCACTTGGCCTGTATGTGACCACGGGAATCCTCGAATACGGCGATAGCGTTGTGCCCACAATACGGACACTTCACCATACGCATCTTCTGGTTGACAATGGCGCTTCGCGCCCTGCGGATTTTCTCCTGCATCTCCGGTGAAGGCTCTGAGACACGGATGTTTTTCTTCATGCCCACACCTCCAACGGATCGTTATACTCACTGTATGGCCGGGTTTCCAAGTGGCCGAGCTGTTTCAACCGGATGACTGCGGCTGTCTTGGAAACACCGAACTGCTGGCAGATCCTATCAAGGGCAACCTTATCCCAATAGGTATAGGTGCCATCGTAGCTGATGAGCTTCCCGCCTCTGGCGTAGTACGCAACGGCAAGGTCAATTTCCTGCTGGGGCATCAGGATCGCCGCCCCTAAGACATTTGCTTGCCACTCATTCCAGTCCTCACGGGTCTTTAGCTCCCGGAGCGAGTAGGCTGTCCGGGCGGAGTATTTCCGCCGACAGGCTTCCCGGATTTTATCCGTCTCCATCTGGAACAAGATTTGATGGGCGCACTCATGGGCGAGCGTAAAGCGGCGCTTCCCGCAGAGCTTGCGTATCTGGAAAGGCTGAATAAAGCTCGCATCCATCAAAACCTGATTGCGGTGCAGCGGGATGGAATATTGCATCCCGTCTTTCTCAATAATGTACTCGGTATCTGCATAAGCCGTCAGCCCACAGATACTTCCATCAGTAGACAGGTCAGCAAAAGAGACATTGAGGCCGAGATATTCGCTGGCAAACTGGTCAATCGGTGTACCGCGAGGCAAACGCGCCCCATCGGTATCAGGGCCGAAGAAGAACTCGTTGAAGTCCTTCGTGACCGCTGCTGCGATCTCTTCAATATCTCTGTGTGACAAAATCATCTCGCTCCCTCCTTCGCTTCTACAAACCATTTGTTGCCTTCTTGGAAGAGATAAGATTCCCTTCCACGGATCATCACAGTATAACGGATGCCCCCACCGCCTACCTTCTTGGAGGCGGCACGGCATTTATACAGGATTTGGTCAATCTGAAAAATCAGGCCGTTTTCCCAGCGGATGAACCGGGGATGACATACTCCTTCTTCGTCAACATCCAAGTTGACCGAAACATACGCCTTCCGGCAATGTGTGTTCGTCATAGCCTACCTCCTATTGTCCTGAAAGTTACGCAAAACCGCGCATAACTCGTTTGTTTCTGTTGACACCCGCACTGTTCGTGTGGTATCATTAGCACGAACGGTACTTTCGTGTTTGCAAAGAGTATAGCACGAACGGTATTTTCGTGTCAACCACTTTAACGAAACTTCTGTTCGTGTTCACAAAAATTTTTAGAAAGAGGTGCCTTATGAGCTTCAAGGACAGACTAAGGGAAAAAAGGTTGGAAGCGAATCTCACACAGGTGCAGCTTGCGGAAAAAGTGTCGATAAGCGCAAGGACTATTCAGAATTATGAGTTGGGTACCCGCAAGCCTACGAAGTACGAGGTTGTCGAGAAATTAGCGACGGTTTTAGATACCACTCCTGAGTATCTGCTTGGGCAAAGTGGAATGCTTGTCGTCGCGGCGCATGAGAAGGGCGGCTCTAAAGCAGCCAGAGATATTGACGAGCTTGTCAGTGAAGTGACCGGTATGTTTGCCGGTGGGCGGCTCAGTGATGAAGCGCTCGATGGCGCTATGAAGGCGTTGAACGATGCTTACTGGATCGCCAAAGAGAAAAACAAGAAATACACTCCGAAGAAATACCGTAAGGGGACGAGCAAACAGTAAGGTGTTTCGCTGTTTGCGATGCCTCCATCAGCGGGAGGTGAGACGATGAATGCTGAAAATCTCTCGAAGGTCGGCAGCAGACTTGTGAAACGCTGCGGGACACGAGATCCGTTTAGCATAGCACGGCAGCTTGGCATTGAGGTCCTGTTCTGTGAGAACTTCGGCCCTCTGAAAGGGATGTACCGGGTGATCAAGCGCAGCCGTTTTATTTTCATAAACGAAAACCTGAGCGGGCGGATGCAGCGGATTGTCTGTGCTCATGAGCTTGGGCATGACCAGTTGCATCGCAATCTGGCAAAAGGAAGCGCAATACAGGAGTTCATGTTATATGACATGACCACGAAGCCGGAGTATGAGGCGAACATCGTTGCCGCAGAAATCCTGCTCGACACCGATGAGATTCTTGAGTACATCTACGGCTATGGCTATACATCCGAACAGATCGCACGGGCGATGGAAACAGACATTAACCTTGTCGCATTAAAAATCGCCCACTTGGCGGAAACCGGGTATGACCTCCGGCGCATTGAACATAAAAGCGACTTCCTGAAATAAAGACCATACGATGGAGGCGACGAATGATTTGAATTATGACGCTTATCTTGCCCGTGCCATAGAGATTTTTAACAACAGGATGGGTGCTGGCTTCACAGGGGATAACATCATCCTTACCTGTTTCATGTCTGAGGATCAGGAGGAAATTTTCGAGCAGTTCTGCTCCAAGTATTTTCCTTACCGACTGAACGACCGGTATCAGGAGGAAGGCTATTTTGATTTCCGGGCGTCCTCTTTTATCGGAATGGATAACGGCGATAAGAACGGCATCCTGCTCCGCACGGACATACCCTATCAACCGATGGAACTGCTCCATATCTTCCTGCATGAGCTGGCGCACATCTACTGCGCTCATCACGAATTGGACGGAAAGAGCTTCTATGATGAATACTGCGAAGACTACGCGCAGACCAAGGAAGAAGACGGCATCATCAACGCGGGGTACGCTGTTTGGCGGGAGTGTATTGCAGAGATTATCGCCATTGAGCTTGACGATAGCTGCGTAATCGTCCCCCTCAAGGAGAAGGCAGATGTACTCCGGCAGCTCAAAGGCGAAATTGAGCCGGTAGACGGTAAACTGGCAGTCAGTGAAATTCTGGCGGCTGTTATGACCAGCTCGGAGATTGAGGCATCCCAAACATGGGAGAAAGCAGAAACGGCCATCCTTAGCCTGAACCTATTCGATACCCCTCCGGAGATGGATTTGTTCCGCCTTGTCTATACACAGCTCCGAACCACCTTTCTTGAGATCGATGTGGACTTCATCCATGAGCTGGGCTATCTATACTTAAATATTCTTTCTCTGGCTGTCATCCGCAATTTGCGCTTAAACTGATTTGTTAAAGTTGGGAGTGAGTAAACCGATGGAGAAAATGGAGAACATTGTATTTGACCGTAACTATGAAGAAGACAAGCCTGACCCACTGGCTCAAGCAATTTTTGACCGGGCAAACGCCCCCGGTGGCTTTTTAGAAGAGTTTTCAAAGAAGATGGATGCTATCCCAAAGGTGATAGTTCCGAAGGATAAAGAAAACTACGAGTATTTGTTGGAAAGATGCGATGAGTTTGCAAAGCGTCATCATGGTAAGATTCATGGTGTCGTTGACTTTGAGCATTGGGATGCCCACATCGACCTGACGCTGCCCATGCTTGAGTTTGGTGATCCGGAGGATATGTCGCTTCTAAAAGACATCGGGGAAAAGGCGCATTATTGCTGCATTACCACGCAAGAGGACGGCAAGTTCCGTTTTCATGTTATGATCAATTATTTTGAGGAAATCATGTCGGAGGAATACGGCGACTATCTGAAATTTGAAACGCTTGCTGAGGACGAAGAGCTGGCGGCTATGCTCAATATGGGTATCAGCGAAGAAGATGAAGCCGTTGTCCGTTTGATTGGGGAAATCCTCGACCGATTTGACAATGAAACTCATGTGGATAAGACCACCGCATTTAAGGCAGTAGCCAGCTACTTAATTCATAAAGACCCTGACGCAATCAGTTATGAGCTGATTGCTGCCACGCTCACCGCCTTATTGGAAAAAGTTTTGGACGATGAAAAGCACAAGGAGGACTGAACCATGAAATATCTTCTCTACCGCTCTTTGGGAAATCTTGAGAAGGAGGTCAAGAAGCACGAGCTGGTTGCCGTCGAGTACGGAAAAGACATTGAAGATGTGACTGATGCCCTGATTAAAGCGGCTGCGGATGACCTTGCCGGTATGCCGGAATATGAACGCTGTGAGACAGCGGCCTATGCACCGGAGCCGATCAAAGACTTTCGGAAGGTGCGGCGCTATCAGTACGAGATGACGGGCATTGTTTATCCGCCGAATGCTGATAAGAACATCGTGATTGATTACGGTATTGTGGAAACGGAAGAATAGACATCACCTTTTGTTTCCACTTAATTGAAATGCGAAGTAAATTGGAACTTATGGGAGGAATAGGATTTTGCCGAATGAATTTCTTGACAAATTGACGCAATATGCAAAAATCACTCCGCACATTGAGAGTGTTATCATTGTTGGCTCATACGCGAGAGGAACAAACAAAGAAACCTCTGATTTAGATGTTGTCATCATCTCATCAAATAAATCAGAGATGGTTGCAAATCAAAACTTCACTCAAGAGTTTGGGAAGGTCAATAAGCAGCAAACAGAATATTATGGTGCTTGCACTTCCATTCGTGTATGGTACAAAGACGGAAAGGAAGTGGAATTTGGGATCGTAGACCCATCATGGATTTCCATCCCTTTAGATGCTGGAACTTATAAAGTGTTGTCTGATGGTTATAAACTCGTCGTGGATAAAAAGGGATATTTTGAAAACTTGGAATTATAGAGCTTTTATTTATTAGAATGATCGGGAATCTAAAAACGAATGTTGAAGAATTGAAAGGCAGGTGGTATTGTGCCCCTTCAAATCATCAGAAACGACATCACGAAAATGAAGGTAGATGCTATTGTCAATGCGGCGAACAGCTCACTTTTGGGAGGCGGCGGTGTTGACGGCAGCATTCATCGGGCTGCAGGACCGGAGCTGCTTGCCGAGTGCAAGACGCTGGGCGGATGTAAAACCGGCAGCGCAATAATTACAATGGGATATAGACTGCCATGCAAGTATGTGATCCATGCCGTCGGTCCGCGCTGGCGGGGCGGCAAACACGGGGAACGGGAAAAGCTTGTTTCCTGTTACCGCACTTCACTCGCGCTGGCAAAGGAGCACGGCTGCGAGACGGTTGCCTTTCCGCTGATCTCGTCGGGTATTTACGGCTATCCAAAAGACCAGGCATTGAAGGTTGCCATAGACACGATCAGTGACTTCCTTCTGGAAAATGACATGACGGTCTATATCGTCATCTTCGACCGCAAGGCATATCAGATCAGCGAGAAGCTGTTTTCTGACATTGCTGCGTACATAGACGATAACTATGTGGATGAGCATACCGACAGCCGTTCCATGCAGATGATGCGGTTGGAGATGCTTTCACCGAAAGAACCGGAAGAGGTATCGTTTGGTGCTCCACCGGCTCCTATGGCTGCAAGTGCAAGGACGCTGGACGATGCCCTTTCGCAGATTGACGAGAGCTTTTCCGAAATGCTGCTTCGTAAAATCGACGAGAAAGGCATGACTGACGCGCAGTGCTACAAGAAAGCAAATATCGACCGCAAGCTCTTCTCGAAGATCCGCAGCGACCGTCTGTATAAACCGTCGAAGCCCACGGCGCTTGCCTTTGCGCTTGCCTTGGAGCTTCCGCTGGATGAAACGAAAGAAATGCTCATGAAGGCGGGCTTTGCCCTCTCACACTCCAACAAGTTTGACATCATTATTGAATATTTCATCGAGCATGGGAACTACAATGTTTTCGAGATCAACGAGGCTCTGTTCGCCTTTGACCAGAGCTTGCTTGGAGCGTAAGGAGATAGATATGGGTAATTATGTAAAGAAGAAAAAGGATATGGTCTTTCAAAGTGTCGATTCTCTGCAACAAGTGGTCAATGTCCTGAATGAAGCCGCTGTTGCAGTAAACGACAAAACAAGAACTATCCGGCATAGCGCAATTCCAGAGGTTTTGACGGGGGCTTTGGGCGCTGGAATTGGAGGTGTAGGTTCCTTCCTTGCGCTCTACGGTCTGGGTACAGTGGGCTTATCTGCGGCTGGAATCACTTCGGGTCTTGCAGCAGCAGGGGCTATCGTTGGCGGAGGAATGGTGGCGGGTGTGTTCGTCTTGGCTGCTCCGGTAGCTGCCCTTGCTGCGGGAGGGGTTGGTGTTGCCGCTCATCTCAAGAGCAAACAGCTCAGGCAAGAGAAAGAACGCCTCTACAAAGAAGCCATTCAAAAGCACGAAGGTATAATCAAGGCGCTAAAAGAGGAAGCCGATGCAGCCAAAGAGCGCATTGACTACTTGCAAAGCCTTAATATCCTTCTACAACAAGCGATCAAAGATTTGAGCAAGGATTTGGGCGTTGCATAGGAGGGCGAATATGGGTAATCTGGTTTTCAACAGCAAAGACTCCATGCAAAACCTCATAAAGCTTGTGAATGAAGCAGCCGAGGCGGTTGGAAAGGTTTTTGGCGGTGGAAAAGGGACCGGAGCATTTGTTTTGACTGCTCCTGTGGCTGCATTGATCGTCTCCGGTGTTGCAGACTACATAGATGATAAACAGCAAAAACAGATCCAAGCTGAAAAGGAGCGTCTTCAAAAAGAGGCAATAAGTAAACAAGCGGCACTGATTCAAGCATTAAGAGACGATGCACAGATGAGCCGCGAGCGTCAAGATTACTTGGAGAGCCTGAATCAGCAGCTACAAAAAGCATTGGAGGATTTCCAGAGAGAGGTGGTACAGGATGAGCAAGTATAACTATTCGGATTTTGAAAGACAGTTGAATATGGTACTTGCACATCAGTCTGCGGAGCTTTCTGAAATACATTTCCCATCTACTGAAAGTGCCGATGCTTGTATTGCATCCAGCGAGGCGCTGTTGAGAAAACTCGGTTATAAAATTGAAAAGCCTAATTTGCAGGTTGTCTCAAATAATCGAAGGACGGTGATTGTTCCTAAATGGGAGTCCCTTTGCCTTGAAGCTGAGCGTCATGTTGGCACAGACTGCGATTTGGAAGCACTCTTTACAGAAGATGAATTGAGAGAAAACTCTGCCGCAGTCAGGAAGCTCAATGCCGAATATGCGGCACTAAATCGTCTTGACAGAATGGATGTTGCAATCAGTGCTTTTGCCGCTTTGACAAGCGCAGCTATTGACATTCTTCTTGTGGGGATTCCGAAGAAGGGGCCAGAAGGATTGTCGGCTGGGACGCTCTCAAACTATATCCGGGACTATTTTGAGAAAAAATACCCGGAAGATGAAATGCAAAAGTTGGCTAACAGCAAAGAAAGCAAAGTGCCTTACGATGCGCAGGACAACCGGAATACCACTGAGTATGTTCAAGGCTTATCGGCATACTATCATCGGCTTCTCTCTCTGGGGCATGATCCATTGCTGGGGCTTGTTGTTGGCGTAGTTGATATTCTTACAGGCAGGATGACAACAATCGACAAAGCTGGTAACATTGTCTCTCAGGTTATGGAGAATTATGCCGACCGGAAAGAGAGCGATATTTTTGCAGCGATTGCCAAGCAGATCATTCATTTCAAGACGGACATAACAACCTCGATGGGCTTACCGGCTCCACTGATGGGACTTTTCAATCTTTTGCAATTTGGGAGCATCGGCGAAGAAGAACAGACGATTGCCGAGATTGTTCAAGGTATGTACTACGAGGGATATGACTTTATCCATTTTTGCTCGTTATCAATCCCCGTAATGGTATCAGAGGTGATTGTTAGGCTTGGATATGCAGTTAAGCGCATCAAGGAAGGTCATAGCATTCGATCCTCTATTCCTATTTCTCTCGACAGAAAGAGGCACCCCAAACTGGCGACCATGCTGTTTATAGCTCACGCAGGAGCGACAGCAGCAAATGCAGGGAAAATTTATTTCACAAAAAATCCGATGGCGATAAATTATCCCCAATGGATCGCTTTTGCGAAATACTCATACACGCAACTCAAATGGGTGATTGTCAAGAAGCCCGAAATGCAGGATGCTTATGTAAGGGGGAAAATTGAAGATGAGCTATTCAATGTATTGAGCAGCACAAATGAGATGTTTGAGGACTTCACTAAAGATTATATTGTAGTTTTTGAATAAGAAAAGGAGGCAACCGAAGCATGAAACAGCGCACCTATATCGCAATCGACCTGAAAAGCTTTTATGCTTCGGTTGAGTGCCGTGAGCGCGGCTTAGACCCGCTCGACACAAACCTTGTTGTAGCGGATGAAAGCCGGACAGATAAGACCATCTGCCTTGCGGTCACGCCCTCGCTCAAGAGTTATGGCATCTCCGGGCGCGGAAGGCTGTTTGAAGTCAAACAGCGCGTCAAGGAAGCAAACACTGGGCGGCAGCACGACGCGCCAGGGCGAAGGCTCTCAGGCTCGTCGTACCTCTTCTCCGAGCTGCAAGAGAACCCTTCTCTTGCGATAGACTTCATCATCGCGCCGCCCCGCATGGCGTACTACATGGAGTACAGCACCCGTATCTATCAGGTTTACATGAGGTATGTTGCGCCGGAGGACATCATCGTCTACTCCATCGACGAAGTGTTCATGGATGTCACGGACTACCTTGCCACCTACGGCCTCTCGCCCCATGACCTTGCAATGAAGATCATACTGGATGTCCTCTTGACCACTGGCATCACGGCGACCGCCGGGATTGGCACCAACCTCTATCTCTGCAAAGTGGCGATGGATATTGTCGCCAAACACATACCAGCAGACGAGAATGGAGTCCGCATTGCGGAGCTGGACGAGATGAGCTACCGGAAAGCGCTTTGGTCACACCAGCCCCTCACCGACTTTTGGCGTGTAGGCAAAGGGTACGCCAAGAAGCTTGAGGAAAACGGGATGTTCACAATGGGCGATATTGCCCGCCGTTCCGTCACAGATGAGGACTTGCTCTACAAGCTCTTTGGCAAGAATGCGGAGCTGCTGATTGACCACGCATGGGGCTGGGAGCCTTGCACGGTTGAGGCAGTTAAGGCGTACAAGCCAGAAAGCAACAGCTTAGGATCGGGACAGGTACTACACCAGCCTTATGAAGCAGATAAGGCGCGCCTCGTTCTCCGGGAAATGGCGGATAATCTGTCAATGGATTTGGTGAGCAAGGGCTTTGTCACCGACCAGCTCGTTGTCACGATAGGCTATGACATTGAGAACCTGACCGACCCGGAGCGCCGGAAAAAGTATCACGGCGATATAGTAAAAGACCATTACGGACGGCAGATACCGAAGCATTCCCACGGCACAATCAATCTGGGGCGGTACACATCTTCCACAAAGCGGATTATGGATGCCGCCGGTGAACTCTTTGACCGGATCACAGACAAGAATCTGCTCATCCGACGGTTGAATGTCACGGCAACTCATGTAATTGACGAAGCCTCTGCACCCTCAGCAAACGGAGATTTTGAGCAGCTTGACCTCTTCACTGATTATGCGGCACTCGATGCCAAGCGGAAGCAGGAAGATGAAGAGCTTGCGAAGGAAAAGCGGGTACAGCAAGCCATGCTCACCATCAAAAAGAAGTTTGGGAAGAATGCCATTCTCAAGGGGATGAACCTTGAGGAAGGAGCAACAGCGAAGGACCGGAACGCACAAATCGGAGGGCATAAGGCATGAGTGACGAATACAAAGACATCATCAATCTTCCCCACCATGTCTCGTCGAAGAGGCCGCAGATGCCGATGCTGGACAGGGCTGCGCAGTTCTCCCCGTTTGCCGCTCTCACCGGATATGATGACGCAATTCATGAAACCGGACGGTTGACAGATGAAAAGATCGACCTCAGTGAAGAGGAAAAAGAGGCGCTGGATAGGAAGCAACAGATCCTCATGGAAAGACTTGGCGACCATCCCGCTCTGACCGTAACCTACTTCGTCCCGGATGCAAAGAAGTCCGGCGGAGCGTATGTGACAAAGGATGGAAACCTCAAAAAGATAGACGGGTTTGAGCGCTGGATGATGCTCACAGACGGGACGAAAATCCCGCTGGATGATGTCGCCGACATTGAAAGTGAGCTGTTCCGCGATCTGTTTTGAATGTCGCTTTCCATGCGACCAAACCAAAGGCTATTTCTCCTATACTGTGACTGTAAGCAAAAGCAGTCACAGTTTTTCTATATGGGAGGAATTATCATGAAAAAGAACTTAACCGAGATCGTTTTTATCCTTGACCGCAGCGGCTCTATGAGCGGGCTGGAAGCCGACACCATCGGCGGCTTTAACTCAATGATCGCCAAGCAAAAGAAGCAGGACGGCGAAGCGCTCGTCTCCACAGTCCTTTTTGACAATGTGAGCGAGGTTATCCATGACCGCGTGAATATCCGGGATATTCAACCGATGACCGACAAGGACTATACCGTTCGCGGCTGCACTGCTCTTCTGGATGCCATCGGAGGCGCAATTCATCACATCGGGAATATCCATAAGTATGCCAGACCGGAGGATGTCCCGGAGCATACGCTGTTTATCATCACCACGGACGGAATGGAGAACGCCAGCCGGTTTTACAGCAGCGACCGGGTGAAGCAGATGATCCAGCGTCAGAAAACGAAGTATGGTTGGGAGTTCCTGTTCCTCGCCGCAAACATCGACGCAGTGGAAACGGCACGGCACTTTGGGATCGGAGCCGACCGAGCCGTCAACTACAACTCTGACAGTGCCGGAACGCAGCTCAATTATGAGGTGTTGAACGATGCCATCTCTGCCGTCCGCAGCAGCGCCCCGCTTGGTGCGGATTGGAAAAGCCGGATTGATGAGGACTACGAGAAACGCGGGAAAGGCGAAAAAAGATAAATCGGATAAGAATGGAAAGAGATGCTTTTTGAGCGTCTTTTTTCGGTTGAAACCGGACAAGCGGCAAAAAAATGTCCGTTGTAAAGTGAAGGGGATTTTTACGGGGAGAAGCACCGGGAATACGATTTTGAGAGAATAGCAAGCACAGCCGGTGTCCGTACACACGGCGATTTTCGAGTAAAGGAACCCCGCCCTTACTCTTCAAAATGCTTGTTGGGATGTCTCCCAAACCCTCTATCTTTACGAAAGGACAGATTGCCTATGGCAAATAGAACAAGGCCAATCCGCATTGAGTTCTGCGTGTCGGAAAATGAGCATCGGATCATCAAATCAAAGATGGCGCAGCTCGGAACAAAGAATATGGGTGCGTATCTCAGAAAGATGGCGATTGACGGCTACATCATCAAAGTGGACTATACCCAGCAGAAAAAGCTTGCCGCCGCTGTCAGCCGTGCAGCGTCAAATATCAATCAGATTTGCCGCCGTATCAATTCAAAGGGAAACCTTTATGAGGATGATGTCACCGAGCTGAAAGAGAGGCAAAAGGAAATATGGCAGTTACTAAAATCAAGCCAATCCGAGGAACTGTAAACAAGGCGCTTGCCTACATCCTCGACCCAGCGAAGACTGACGATCAGCTCTATGTTTCCTCTTTCGGCTGTGCTGCCAGCGATGCGGCGGCAAAGGAATTTGAGTGGACGCGAAATCTCGCTGCCCAGCAAGGAATGCAGATGCCGAAGGTGATTGCCCGACACCTGATTCAATCCTTCGACATCGGAGAAGTCACGCCGGAGATGGCGCATGAAATCGGAAAACAGTTTGCCGACGAATGGCTGAAAGGCAAGTATGAATATGTGATCGCCACCCACATCGACAAGGGGCATTGCCATAATCACATCATCTTCAATGCTGTCAATTTTGTAGACTACCATGCCTATCGGAGCAACAAGCGGACATATCGGGAAATGCGCCAACTCAGCGACGAAATCTGTAAGGAACATGGGCTTTCCGTGATCCCTCCCTCACAGAGCAAGGGCATGGACTACAAGGAATACACAGAGGCTAAACGCGGCACAAGCTGGAAGCAAAAGCTCAAGCAGACCATCGACCGCTGCATCATCACAGCGAAGGATTACGATGAGTTTTTGAAACTCATGCAGGAAGCCGGATATGAAATCAAGACCGGAAAATACATCTCCTTCCGTGCTGAGGGACAGGAGCGTTTTACCCGTGCAAAGACCATCGGAGACAACTACACCGAGGAACGGATCAAAGAGCGCATTCAGGGGCGCGGGAACCGCAAGCGCCAGATGCAGACCTCTCACCGGGGTATCTCCCTCATCAGCGATATTCAGGAGCGCATCCAGCTCATCGGCAGCAAAGGGTACGAACACAAAGCGAAGCTCACCATTCTCAAGGAGGCTGCGCGTACCCTCAACTATCTGACCGAGAACAACCTTCTGCAATATGCTGACCTTGATAAGAAAGCCGAGGACATTCACAGCTCCTATGCCCGCACCGGCAGCGAGCTGAAGAATGTTGAAGCCAGACTGCGTGAGGTGCAGCCGCTTATCAAAAATATCTCGAACTACCAGCGGCTCAAACCGGTTTATGAAGCCTATATGAAGGCGGCAGACAAACCGGCATATCGTGCCAAACACGAAGCAGAGCTTGTCATCTATGAGGCTGCAAAGAGCACTCTTCTCGCCATTCAGGGTGACGGAAAATTGCCGAGCTTGAAATCTCTGCAAGCCGAACAGCAACGGCTCGTGGATGAGCAGCAACGCCTTTATGACGAACGCGCCAAGCTTAAAAAGGAAGCTCGCCTGATTGATACGATGAAGGCGAATGTGGATGATTTCCTCAGCCCTTCGTTGGCAAAGGAACAGGAGAAATCCCGCAGCGGAGAACTCGAATAAGCAAAAGAAAAAAGCTCACCGAAACCTACTGCAAGATTTCGGTGAGCCTTCGTTATTTCAGGGCTTAGCTTGTTTTGAATGCTTGATCATCGTGTCGATGACATCATAAATCTGAGAGCGATCCTCCGCAGAAAGCTTATCGAGCTTTTGAGCCAGAAGCGAATCTTTTACCAAATACCCATTGTCAAGGACATCCGCAAGGATCATATCCGCTGAAACGCCGAGAGCGTTAATTATGGAAATCAATGACTCAAGAGAAGGCGTTTTTTCGCCGCGCTCTATTGCGCCCACATAGTTAATACTCAGGTCGGCTTTTTCCGCAAGGTCCTCTTGACGAAGCTTCCTCATCAGGCGGTATTTGCGGATATTTTTGCCGATGGACTCAAGCCTCATCACGGCACCTCCTATCAGCGTGGAATACACACTAATAGTATAGGTGACGCGGCTATCGCTATACACATTCTATATGGAAGTCGCCAACGCTAATAGCGTTGATTTGTTCATGGAGTTGTGCTATCCTTTTATTTTGAAGAGGTGTATCTTGAGATGGGAAAAGAAGCGACAGCGACCTTCATTGGTCACAAAGAATGCTACGGTGTCCAAGCAGAGGATGTCCAGCGAGAAGTTGAAAAGCTTATCGCCTCCGGGGTTACTGACTTCTTAAATGGCGGCATGGGCGGGTTTGATTGGATGTGCGCAAGGGTTGTCTCTGACCTGAAAAAGAGCTATCCGCAGATAAGGAACTACCTTGTCATCCCCTACCTCACTTTCAACATTGCCGAGCTAAAATATTTCGATGACATTATCTATCCAGAAGGCTTTGAGAAGTATCATTTTAAGGCTGCGATCCCAGCAAGGAACCGGTATCTCGTCGATAACGCTGCATACGCCTTGTGCTATGTGACTCACGGCTGGGGAGGCGCTGCGCAAACACTCAAACGCGCTCAGAAAAAGGGGCTGACAATAATCAATTTAGGAGAGAGGAACGATGGGAGAGATAATCTATGAGAAACACTTTCACAAAGAAACAATAGAGGAAATCGAGAGGGAAAGAATCGACTTCGTAGAAGCCTTCGGAGAAGATGCAGAGCAAGCACCTTCGTTCGACGAAATCATGAAAAAGATTTATAGCAATGTAACTTACCTTGTCTTGCCGGAGCGCGAGAAAATGGCGAAAACCTTCATCAAAACAGCCATAGAAATTTCTAATGACTATGAGCTGGATATTGAGATTGAGGAACATCTGAGCCACATTTCTGCCACCTACTATTTTGATTGCGGCGCGTGCATGGGATTCCTTAGAAGAATTATTGAGATGTCGGATGACATCTCCTTCTTTGACCACATTAAGGACTTTGATATGGTCATGTCCCTCGACTTTTACACAAAGGCTGTATTCAAAAGGGATCGGCTTATTCAGCCCCAATGGTCTGACCTGGGCCGCTGAAAGGCGCTCAGGTTTCATTTGTCCCCTAATGCTTCGAGAGCTTGCAACTTTTTTGTAAATACTCGAAGTAATGCATTGTAGGCACCAAGCGTTTCTGCTATAATGTAAATTGTGTTTTTGTACCCGTCACAAACCGCAATATAAGGAGCGTTTGTATGAGAATAAGCTACAAGAAATTATGGGTGCTGCTCATCCAAAAAGATATATCAAAGGCGACGCTGCGCAAGGATGTAGGGCTATCCACAGGCACTATGAGCAAACTCAATAAGGGAGAGGAAGTCGCGCTGACAGTTTTAATGCGTCTATGCGACTACCTTGATTGCGACATCGGAGATATTTGCGAAGTGCTGCGCGACGAATAAGTTGTTCCCTGTGGTAAAAGCAGTTAGATAAAATCCGGGGGTCATTGGGCATCAAAATGATCCTCAAGTAATGGAGATGAAGATATGGCATATCAAAGCGAAGCAGAGCTTGAACTGCAATTTATAGATCAACTGAATAAGCAGGGATATAGCACCGTTTCTGTTCCCGACTATGATGCGTTGGTCGAAAACTTCAAGGTGCAATTCGAGGCGTTCAATGCAGATAAGCTCGATAAGCCGCTCACAGATAAGGAATGGGAACGCATTCTTAATCTGATGCTTGGCAAATCTGTTTTCCAAAGTGCAAAAATCCTCAGAGACAAATTTGTCTTAGAGCGAGAAGACGGGACGAAGGTGTATCTTTCGTTTTTTGACAGCGATCACACCAAGAATATTTTTCAGGTAACGCACCAGACGACAGTTGTCGGAAAGTATGTCAATCGCTACGATGTGACGCTCCTTGTCAACGGACTTCCCTTGATTCAGGTGGAATTAAAGCGAAGGGGTATCGACATCCGAGAAGCGGTCAATCAGGTGATGCGCTACAAAAAGCATTCCTACAACGGTCTGTACCATTTCATCCAAATCTTCGTTGTTTCCAACGGTGTAGACACGAAGTATTTTGCAAACTCGGATCGGGAGATGCTGCACAGCCTCGCATTCTTCTGGACAGACTTTGATAATGTCCGGCTTACCAATTTGAAGGATTTCTCGATTGCCTTCCTCGCCCGTGACCATATTATCAAGATGCTGACGCGGTATATGATCCTAAATGATACGGATAAAATGCTTATGGTCATGCGTCCCTATCAGGTATATGCGGTCGAAGCTCTTGTCAGGCAAGCGACATTGACCAACCGCAATGCCTATGTCTGGCATACAACCGGCGCGGGAAAAACGCTGACTTCCTTCAAGACGGCGCAGATTCTCGCAGCCAATCCAAACATTAAAAAGGTAATCTTCCTCGTTGACCGCAAGGATTTGGACTCTCAGACCACGGAAGAGTTTAATAAGTTTGAAAATGGCTCGGTAGATGCCACTGACCGCACCGATGTCCTTGTGAAGCAGATGCAGGACAAAAACCGGCAGCTTATTGTAACCACCATGCAGAAAATGGCGAATGCTGTCAAGCGCCCTCAATATGCAAAGATCATGGATGCGTACAAGGATGAGAAAGTTGTTTTTATCATCGACGAGTGCCACAGAAGTCAGTTTGGCGATATGCATAAGGACATTGTGCGACACTTCCAGAAAGCTCAATTCTTTGGCTTTACAGGAACGCCACGCTTTGAAGTCAACGGAAAAGTAGAAGGAAAAATCACGCAAACCACAGAGATGCTGTTCGGAGAGTGCGTCCATAACTATCTGATCAAAGACGCTATCTTTGACAACAATGTCCTTGGCTTCCATGTGGAATACATAAAGACGATGGAGGGTGATTTTGACTGGGACGATCCCACGCTGGCAGATGCCATTGATGTCAATGAGCTTTATCTGTCCGAAGAGCGTATGTCGCTCATCGCCAATCATATAGTCCAAAATCATAAAGCAAAGACACGGAACAGGCAATACACCGCAATCTTCGCCGTTTCGTCGATTGAGGCGCTGGTCAAGTATTATGACATCTTCAAGAGCATAAAGCACGACTTGAACATCTCCGGTATCTTCTCTTATGGGCAGAACGAGGATGCAGAAGGCAAGGATGAGCACAGCCGCGATGCTTTGGAGAGGATCATCAAAGATTATAACGAGATGTATAGCACCAACTTCTCGACCGATACCTTCGCAGCCTATCACAAGGACATTTCTGACCGTGTGAAGGGCAAGAAGACAAAGCCGTTGGACATCCTGCTTGTGGTCAATATGTTCCTCACCGGTTTTGACAGCAAAACGCTTTCCGTCCTCTATGTGGACAAGGACTTGAAGTATCACGACCTGTTGCAAGCCTATTCTCGCACGAACCGCGTGGAGAAAGAGACAAAACCCTTCGGCATTGTCATCTGCTACCGCAACCTCAAAAAGCAGACGGATGACGCGCTTACTTTGTTCTCAAAAGCGCAAGATACTTCCGGCATTATTGTCCCGGACTATGACTTCTTTGTCGAGAAGTTCAATGAGATGGTCATAAAGCTCAAAGAGATCGCCGCCACTCCCGCAGCCGTGGACACCATGCAGAGCGAGGATGATCAGAAACTCTTCGTTGTCACCTTCCGCGAGCTGACCAAGTATCTGCAATCGCTGCATACCTTTATCGAGTTCAGCTTTGACCAGGATGCACTCACGATGTCTGAGCAGGAGTATCAGGATTATAAGAGCAAATATCTGATGCTTTACTCGAAGCAAAAAACAGACCGTGAAGTTGTCTCTGTTCTGAACGATGTGGACTTCTGCATTGAGCTTATGGAGAGCGACCGAATCAATGTCGCCTACATCATGAATCTCATCCGCAACATCCACTTTGATGACGCGAAGCAGAAGGACTATGACATCAAGCACATCAAAGATGAACTTGGCAGGACGGACAACCCGCAACTGCTCAAAAAGGTTGAAATCCTGCAATCGTTCTTGGACACGGTTGTTGCGGGGCTTAGCAGCGCTGATGAAATTGACGCTGCCTATAACGACTTCGAGAACGCGGAAAAGCAAAAAGAGATTGAAGCCTTTGCGCATCAGGAGGACATCGACTCTAAGGTGCTCACCGACTTTATCTCAGAATACGAGTTCTCCGGTACGATGGATGCCGGAAACATCCGCGACCGGCTCACAAAGCCGATGCCTCTTTTGAAGAAGCGCTCTTTGGTCAACCGTATCGTGGACTTTATCAGAAAACACGCCGAGAAATACCAATAAGGAGAATAAGAAATGGACAACTCTATTCAGGCTCATCAGAAAGAGCTTTGCAACAAGCTCTGGGCAATGGCAAACGCCCTTCGCGGTAATATGGAAGCCTATGAGTTCAAGAATTACATCTTGGGCATGATCTTCTACTACTACCTTTCGGACAAAACCGAAAAGTACATGGTCAACCTTTTGAAAGATGACGGGATCAGCTATGAAGAGGCATGGGCTGATCCTGAGTACAAAGAAGCTGTCGTAGAGGAAGCTCTGCGTGACCTCGGCTATGTGATTGAGCCGCAATTCCTCTTCCGCAAGATGGTCAAGATGGTCGAGAACCGTTCCTTTGACATCGAGTTTTTGCAGAAGGCTATCAACTCCCTGATGGAGTCCACCATAGGTAACGACTCTCAGGAAGACTTCGATGGCTTATTTTCCGATATGCAGCTTGATTCTACAAAGCTCGGGCATACTGTAAAGGATCGCAGCTCTGTAATGGCGAAGATTATCTCTTCCCTTGACGAAATCAACTTCGGCGTGGAAGACACCAAAATTGATGTGCTGGGCAATGCCTACGAGTACCTGATCGGTCAGTTTGCCGCGACTGCCGGAAAGAAAGCCGGTGAGTTCTATACCCCTTCGGGTCCTGCCGAGTTGCTTTGCCGCCTCGCTTGCCTCGGATTGACGGATGTGAAGGATGCAGCCGACCCGACTTGCGGTTCCGGCTCGCTTCTGCTGCGCCTGAAAAACTACGCGAATGTCAGAAACTACTATGGGCAAGAGCTGACCTCGACTACATACAATCTCGCCCGAATGAATATGATCCTGCGCGGCATTCCGTACCGCAACTTCAATATCTACAACGGAGACACCTTGGAACACGATTATTTTGACGACAAGAAGTTCCGTGTTCAGGTTGCCAATCCGCCGTACTCCGCGAATTGGTCTGCCGATATGAAGTTCATGGAAGATGCTCGATTCAACGAGTATGGCAAGCTTGCTCCGAAGAGCAAGGCGGACTTTGCCTTTGTGCAGCACATGGTCTACCACATGGATGAAGACGGACGAGCTGTTGTTCTTCTCCCTCATGGTGTTCTCTTCCGTGGCGCTGCCGAAGAGGTGATCCGCAAGCACCTCATCCAAAAGCTGAATGTGCTGGATGCCGTCATTGGTCTTCCGGCAAACCTCTTCTTCGGCACCGGTATTCCTGTCTGTGTCCTCGTACTCAAGAGGGAGCGCAACGGCAATGCGGATAACATCCTATTCATCGACGCTTCCAAGGACTTTGAAGCCGGAAAGAATCAGAACATCCTCCGGCAAAGCGACATCGACAAGATCGTAGACGCATACCAGCGCCGTGAGGACATTGATAAGTATGCTCATGTGGCGACGATGCAGGAGATTGAAGAGAACGGCTTCAACCTGAACATTCCCCGCTATGTCGATACCTTTGAGCCGGAAGAGGAAATTGATCTGAACGAAGTGGCTGCGGAAATCCGCAAGCTCCAAAGTGAAATCAAAGACATCGACGCGGAATTGAAGCCGTATTTTGATGAGCTAGGGCTGGATTTCCCGTTTGATGTGGAGGGCAAATAATCATGGCAAATGTATCCTCAAGTAACGGTCTCGAAAAGCGCCCGAAGCTGCGCTTCCCGGGCTTTGATGATCCATATAGAAAATGCCGGATAGGAGATATTTATGGCGAGCGCAGCCAGCGTGGTGCTGGCGATATGGAACTTCTTTCTGTGACAATGAATGATGGTGTAATGCCTCGCACAGAGATAGAAGGAAAAGACAATTCAAGCGAAGATAAGAGCAACTACAAAGTTGTCTGCAAAGGAGATATGGTGTATAACTCTATGCGGATGTGGCAAGGGGCAAATGGCGTTTCCAACTATGATGGAATAGTAAGTCCTGCCTACACCGTGTTAATGCCTACCGAAGAGATTGATAATCAATACTTTGCAGCTTTATTCAAAACTTCCAATTTGATAAATGAGTTTAGGAAAAACTCGCAAGGATTGACATCGGACACTTGGAACCTGAAATATCCGCAAATCCGTCCCATCAGGCTCTGTATCCCTTCTCTACAAGAGCAGAACAAAATCTCTTCTTTCATTGGTACGCTCGAAGAAAGGATAAGCAAACAACGGCAGCTCGTCGATTCCCTCAAGAAGTATAAAAGAGGTGTCTTTGAAGCAATTTTTTCTCGCACTCTTCGCCTTATGCCCAGAACAAGTCAATCTGAATGGACAGCCTTCAAATTGAGCGATTTTGCAACAAGAATAACAAGGAAAAATAACGGCGCAACAGACATTCCACTAACCATTTCTGCACAGTATGGTTTAATTGACCAGCGAGATTTCTTTTCAAAAGTTGTAGCAAGTACAGATATGAGTGGATATTATCTACTTCATAGAGGCGAATATGCGTACAACAGAAGCACTTCTAATGATTATCCTTTTGGCTCAATTAAGCGTCTCGATCTATATGATAAAGGGGCCGTGTCTACCCTTTATCTGTGCTTTGCAATAAAAGAAGAGGTTGTATTGAGCGATTTTGCAAGATGGTATTTTGAGTCATCGCAGTGGTATAGAGGTGTAAATGAAATATGCGCAGAGGGAGCTAGGAATCACGGCTTGCTCAATGTTCCTACTGATGGCTTTTTTAATACCGTCCATATTCTTCCAAGTGACATAGAAGAGCAATCTCGAATAGCAGCTTTCCTTTCAAGGATTCATGAAAAGGTGATTCAAGCACAGGAAGAGTTAGAAGAACTGAACAGTCTGCGAAAAGGTCTCATGCAGCAGCTCTTTATATAAAGAGCTGCTGCAACAATGCTTCTCGAACAGTTTTTAGGTATTCGCACTGAGAAAGTTCAACTTGAAATCGTTTTTCCAAACAGTCAAGGAGCTTGGCTATTTTTATTTGAGAGTCTTTTGACGGAATAATAACGGGTATTCCCATTAACAAATCGTCCGTCATGGAAACTCTGTCGTGTCGGACTCCTTGAGACCCGTTATCATAGATATACCGATACCACGCATCACTCTTAAAATACCATGCGAGATAGGCTGGCTCTATGTCTGTCTTCAAAACCAAACAGGTATATAGTGGAGAAATTATGCCTTTTTCTTGTCGTTCATATCGGTTAAAAGGACCGTAGGGAGCTGTATTAGACTTTCTTGGATTATATACAAAGTCTCCATATTCAATAACATAATAATTTCCTGTGTTCCCATCAACCGCTATATCTTTGTCAAAAAAGTCCCTCTGAGGGATTAAGCCGTGCTCTGCGGAGTTAGTAATTACATTCTTTATTTCTCCATTGCTATTTCTCCGAGAAGCTTTCTTAAAAATATCAGATAATCGCACCGTCTCAAAACCAGATGGAGAAAATGCAGACATATTACGGAAAACCTTTTGCATGACACCTCTTTTATACTTCTTGAGAGCTTCAACCAAATTGCGTTGTTGGCGGATTCGTTCATCAAGAATGGTAAGAAAACCGACTATCTTTTTTTGCTCAGAATAACCAGGAAAATAGACTTCGCCGGTCAATACAGTTTCATTATTTACCTTCATGTCATGTTTAGCACCTATGTTGACGAGAGGTTTGAGATATTTATTAAGCCTTAAATCGTTCCCAAAATAATAGTCAATATACTCTGCTACTGTTCCTTCGCATGGATGATACACGGCATAAAGCGTTGAAACAATACCCGGAGCACCATTGTTTACCTTAATTATCCCGTAAGGATTGGCTTTGAGTGGGCTTTTGGTATAAACAATATCATTTGTCTCTACAACATGATATTCTGCGACACTCTCCCCGGCAAATGAACGCCCTTGAAATTCGATTTGATTGACAATACCGTATTCACCTGAAACAGAAAGCACATCAGACTTCGTATAAATGAGATTTTTATTTCTTTCTTTGTTTTCAACAAGATATTGAGAAAGATGTGCAGATTTTATAGGCCCATCAAAGCCCGGGAAGCGCAGCTTCGGACGCTTTTCGAGACCGTTACTTGAGGACGATAATGCCCTGTTTGCCCCTCCACCTGATAATGTTCGTGGAGGTGGTCAATATGACTAACAATACACAATTCAAGACGCTGCTGAACACTTGGCTAAATCAGAAGAAGCCAATGATCACACCGTCAACCCACGCCAGCTTCACGCTGATTGCCGAAAATCATCTGATCCCATACTTTGGCAAGCGTAAGATTGGCAGCATCACCGAAACGGACATTCAGAGCTACATTTCGTATCTCTACAATGCCGGTCGGCTGGACAACACGGGAGGGCTTACCGTAAAGACCATACGGGATGTTATTCTCGTTCTCAGGCTTGCAATGGAGTTCGCCTATAAAGAGCGGGCTATTCCATTGCTGAATTGGGACTTGATTGAGTACCCGAAAGAGCTGGGTATCAAGAAAGTCAACTCGCTCTCCAAAGATCAGGAACAAGCCCTTATTCAGTGCATCTACATGGACTTGAACAGAAAAACGGCGGGTATTCTGATTGCGCTGTTTACCGGCATTCGGATCGGCGAGCTTTGCGGACTCCAGATGAAGGACATTTCCCTTACGGACAAGACCATCAATATCAACAAGACTGTCCAGCGCATCTATGACAAGCGAAAAGGATCGTCCTATCTCCATATAGGACCGCCGAAGACGAAGACATCTGCCCGAGTTATCCCGGTTCCGTCGTTGCTCATGAACATCATCAAGAAGTTCTACACGGAAAATCCGAATCACTACTTCCTGACGGGCAAAACGAAACCCACCGAGCCTCGTACATACCGGCAATTTTTCACCCGCTTTCTCAAGCGTAATGGGCTGCAAAAGGTAAAGTTCCATGAGATTCGGCACACCTTCGCAGTGCGGGCAATCGAGATACCGGAGTTTGACATCAAATCGCTCTCTGAAATCCTTGGACACAAGAATGTTTCATTCACGCTGAATGTCTATGGGAGCGCCAATCTCCAACAGAAGGTAAAGTGCATGAACCTTCTGAACGATCTGCTGTAAACAAAAAAGAGCCTCAGCCGACACCCGCAAGGGCATCGACCGAGGCTCTTCGCTTTTGATAGAAATACGACCTTTATTCTGACATTTCAGGCGTTTGGCGCTTAGACAGGAAAACATACGGGGCAATGCGTCATCTCTGCTCAGAGGGCAGGAAATCAGCGATTTTCAACCTTTAATCCGACAGATTTTGGCTTTGTCCTGAGCGCTTGGAGAAGTAATGCGGACAGGCAAGGATAACGGCGCGGAAGCTCTGCTTACAGGGATGAACGCAGCGGCGGCACAGGTCATTGTATTTGCGCCGTCCGTCGCTGCCTAAAAAGAAGCTCCATTCGAGCTTCCATTTCTTACTCCGGCTCATAACTCACGCTCGCTCTTCATCTCCTTGTGGGGAGAAGGCTTATCCGTCTGCTGGGCGGTTTTTGCTGATTTCAGCCGATCCATGATAGAGGTTTTCCCGCCCTTCTCGCTCGCCTTATCTTCCTTCGGACCGTTGTTGATGATCCCGTCAATCATGCCGTAGTCATCCTCAAGCGACATTTCAGCGGCCTTGAGAGGATTCTGCTTTTCCAGCTCGGCCACCCAATCCGCTTTCTCCACACCGAAGATACCGCCTTTGGCGGCGTGTTCCTTGATCTCCTTGGCGTCCAGAACCAGCCCCTCGGTATCGTCGCCGTACAGCCGGTAAATCTGGCACGACTTCATGACCTCAGCCGCAGCATCCTCCCGCATGGGCAGCATACCGCCCCATTTGTAGCCGTACTGCTTCATATTCTCGATGCTGATGCTGTCATCCGGCACCTTCTCGACCGGCATGACCTCCTGACGGAGCAGATTGACTGCGGTTTCATCGAAGCCGTCATAGATATGGGACAGCACCAGCTCGCCGCGCTCATCGACAATGATACAGGAGGCATCGTCCCCAAAGGTGTCGTGCTCCATCAGCCAGAAGGTGTGACCGTCGATCTCTTTATGGTCAATCGTGTGCCATGTGCCGATATGACCATCCACCGCCATGCCGGAGGTGTTTTCATTGACAATGGAGCTTTTCTCTTCAAGAACCGTCTGTTTCTGCTGTTCTTCGGAAATCATCGGGATAGCAACAATCCTGTCTCCGATTTTGGCAAACTGCTCCGGCATTTTGAACTCCGTCACAAACTGCCGCAACAGATCCGGCGAAAGCGAGCCGAAGCTGTCATCCGTCAGCCCTGTGACAAGGAAGGTACCGGCAACAATATCATAGATTTCACCGTTGTCATCCCGCAGAGCGCGGTTGAGAGGCAAACCGTTTATCTTGCCTTCTTCGTTGCAGACAATGGCAACCGGCTCTTCAAAGGGATAGACCGCCTCAATGTCCCCGCCAACCTCATGTTGTAAGGACTCAAGGCTGGAAGGGATTTCTTTTACATAGGGCTTCTTGTCCGGCTCAACCACCAGCACAGTGATCGTGCTTGGCTGCTCTAATTCCTCGCCGCTTCCGGTGACACGGTACTCATCGGGAATATCCTCAAGCGTACCGTCAAAGTAGCGGTTCCAGCTATCGCCGGTAGGTCGGATGTACCCGGCGTCGGTCAGCGAGCCGCCTTCATTGATTGCGCAGTCTTCACCGTACCGCTCAAAGTCGATGTAGTCCACAAAGCTGCCGAACTTGTTGTCGATGTTGTAGCCACCCTCAAAGAAGTAGTAACGACCGAGATCGTCATAGTCCTTGATGTCGGGGATAAAATCATAGTTGTCGAGATTGTAGGTCAGGTTGATCAGATCGTCGAGGTCATTCACTTCATCGCAGCCGCTATCCATGATTGCCACGAAATGCTCAAGCTCAGAGCGGGACATCTCATCCAGCCGCGCGGCGAGGTAGTTGAGCTTATCGAGGTTTTCGTATTCGCCAAGGAGATTGCTGACTCCATGAATGGAGCAGTCATAATCCGTGATAAACCATTCCTCATAAACCTGACCAAACTCGCCCTTTGAGCCGACGCCGATCCGCTCGAAGACCTCCTTCATTTCCTCTTCGGTGGTCGGAAAATGAACCCATTCACCGACAAGCTCGCCTTCGTTGTACTTGCCGAGATTGGTCACGAAGGCTTCAAAACTGCCATCCAACACGGGCATAGGCATCCTCCTTTCAATCGTCCATCATACTGTCCGGCGCGATGTAGAGCTGGGCAAACGCCTCGTCGGTGATACCCTCAAGCTTCCGAACGGTATGAAAAAGCAGCTCCGCCATCTCATCGTCCAGCTCATTGATGGGCAGCGACTTCATCTCTGCAATCAGCCTCTTGCGGCTGGAAGTGTCGAAGCAACACATCAGATTTGTCTCTTCCACGGTAAAAAACATAATCACATCTCCATTTCTTTTGATTTCGGTTTCTTTGTTTGCTCAGGCTTTTTAGCACCTTTGTCCGGCGCAGTCTGGGCGTGTTCTTTGAGCTTTGCGAGGACAGAAGTCTTCTTCTGAGAGGGATGCTCTCTGCGATCCATTGCTTTCCAGAGGCTTTCAGCCGGAGCTTCCTCCACATAGGAGCGGACAATAGACAGCCGCTCATGGAATGGAACGGGATTTTTCCTGTCCGTGATGTCCGTCAGGCTGACTTCTTCATTTGGAAAATCAACTTTGTCAACGCGGACAGTTTTGCCATCCATATCCATCACCATGCCAACAGGGATATAGTCCTCAGCGAGAAGGTGCTTGACGGTTTCCTGTCTACCGTCTTCACCGGATTGCGTGACAAGGACATCGTTGCCTTGTCCCCACAGAGCTTTTGCCTTGGCGACCCACTGATCTTCCCGAAAACCGGTCACGGCGACCTGCCCGCCGCCTTCCAGCTCTTTCATCAGGAGCTTTGTGCCGAGCGCGGGCGCTGCCTTCTTCGCATCTTCACCGTAAATCTCGAAGTAGCCGTTCTGGGCAAAGCAGACAATCGCTTCGGGATGGGCTTCCTTGACGGCATTGTAGGCGGTCTGCGCTTCAAGGGGCAATATGCCAAGCTTTTCTGTCACGCCATGCTGGACGGCAAGCTTGTGAATGTGATCCTCAATACTGCCGGTTTTCGCATGGAAGCCCGTTTTGAAGCGCTCACAGCGGAGGATCATGTCAAGCTCAGTCGCATTCTCAGGCAGATAACTCACCGACACAACCTCGCCGTGCTTTTCTTCCAGCGGGATCGCTTCACGCCGGTAGCTGCGGAAAGGCAGATAAAAGGTGGCATCGTCCTTAAAGGAGACTGCCACTGTCTCAACCGGAACGGTGAGCTTTTGCATCCTCTCCACATGGGCAGCATAGTCCAGCTCAATGAGGTTGCCTCTGACGGTATCGCCCTCTACGCCCTTGATCTCAACCGCGTAGGCAAGGATGGGATCGCGGGTTTGCTCATGGTAAAACTCCCACACTTTGTTTTCGTAGGAATCCTCCACATAGACTTCGCGCTCAGGCAGGAGGTAAGTGCCGTTCGGACGGGACATCCAGAGAAGGTGCTTGTCCTCGGAGGATTGGGAAGCGGCAAGACTGTGAAGCAGCCCGGCGTCCAGCTCAAAATCCTCCTTGTAGTTCTGGGTGTGGATGTCCATAATCCGGCGAAGGGCATCCACAAGATCGATGTTTTCAAACTTCATAGGCATCACTCCAAACCGACATCGTGGGACTTCTGCTTAACCGGCGTTTTCCGCTCAGGCTGGCTCTTTACCGCAGCACGGAGCTGTTCCCGGATAGAAGGCTTTTCCCGCGCTGCTTCCTGAGTCTTCTCTTTTCCGATATATTCAAGCGTCGGTGTCAGCTCTCGATAGCAGCCTTGCACCTTCTTGGCAGAATGGCGGCGGTGAATGGCGAACATCGGCTCGCCATCCCGGGTAACGGTGTTGCCCTCAATCCTGACCTTGTACTCCACCATCACCTTGAAGGACTGATTGGACGAGCGGTAGGTAGACAGCATCCCGTCGTTGCGACCGGCGATCTGCGCTTTGAGCGTGTCCATGACGGCTTCCTTAATTTTCTTTTCCTCCGGTGTGAGGCGATGCGTCACCGGTGCCGCCTGTTCCGGCTCTTTGGGAGCCGGAGTTTCGGGACCTTCCTCCGGGACAGCCGTTTTGCTCTTTTCAGCCGGTGTCTGCTCCTGCGCCTTACCGATAGCGGTCTGCCGGACGAACTCTTCGGTGAAAAGACTGACAAGCCCCGGATTTACACTGTCAATAATGAGTTGAGTTGCATGATCCGGGCTGGCATCCATGCCCTTTGCCCATTCCTTGCAATCACGGGAGATACGCCCGTCATGGTCTTTCTGCTGGATGGTATTCGCAAGGACATAAGCGACGCGCTCAGGCGAGAATTTCTCAAGGATGCTCTTAACGGCGGACTCCGCCGCAAGGCGGTTGATGCCGTAGTAGTCGTTGATGGTCTGCTCAATCGCCTCTTTACAGTCCATGTTCGCTTGCATCGAAGTACGGTAAGCACTCAGCTCACCAGCTTCAAAGGCATACATCGCAGCTTCCCGATAAACCGGAATCGCCGCATCCCGCAGCGGCGTAGGGGCTTCCTGTTCTTTCACGGCAAGCCGCTCTTTGAGCTTTTCATCAATACCGGTGATCATCTCAGCCGCCGTTTTGCGGATGGTTTCCAGCGAGCCTTTCAGCTCCTTTGTCTCCTTGTCGGAGGACCAACCGGCGATATAGCCGAAAGAATAATCAGAGGTTTCAATGCCGTACCGCTGGCAGACGGTATAGGCGACGCTTTCTGCCTCGACCTCCTTAGTGCGCCGGTCTTTCTTGTCTTCGGGAGCGACCTTTTCGCCCGGAGTGACGGCATGGAGCTTGGCATGGGCAATCTCATGGATCGCCGTCTTGATGGTCTGGATTTCACTCATGCCCTCCTGAATGGCAATGCGGTTTTCTACATGAGAGAAGTAGCCTTTTGCGCCATCGGTGATGTTTTCAAAGGCAATGGGGACCGGAGACAGCTCTTTGAGAGCATCAAAAAAGGCGGCGTAGTTTTCCACGCTGCCTGTCAGCTCGTCCACGGCAATATCGGGAAGCTCTTTGCCATCCGTCTGGGACACATCGAACACGCTCACCACCTTGAAGGCGGGACGGGTCACTTCAACCGTCTCGGTGACCGGCTTGCCGTCCTTGTCGAGAACGGGCTTCTGCGTTGCCGGGTCGAGTTTTTCCCGCTCTTCCTGCACCTTGTAAGGTGCAGGGGCAAGGATTTTGATGCCCTTTTCACCCTTCATCACATGGCGGTCGAAGTTGCGCTGCCATGCCGTGTAACCGGCGATCAGCGTCGCATCCGGCTTCTGCATGGCGATGAGAAGCGTATTGTTAAACGAGTAGTTGTAGAACTTGGACATCGTTTTCAGGTACTCTTTGAAGCGTTCGGATTCAAACAGCTCCTTGAGTCCCTGTTCCAGCTTGTCGGTGATTTCCCGGACTTGCTGGGCGTTTCTGTTTTCAGCCATTTATGACCTCCTTACTTTTCAAACTCCATCTTGAAGCTGACATACTTGCCGCCAGTGTCATCCAGACGGATCACCGCATCATAGAGCTGCGGGCGCTTTGGCGTATAAAGCCCGGTCACTCTGCACCAACCCTTGTCCAGCAGTTCGGCAGCGATTTTCTTGGTCAGCTTCTTTTTCTTGGAAGAGAAAAACTTGTTGTCCTCCCACATACAGAAAGAGCATTCCTTGTTCGAGCAGTAGTAGTTTCCCTTTCCCACATAGACCGGTGAGCCGCAGCGCGGACACTTCCCGATGGACTCTCTGCCGGTATCGAAGCGGTTTGCCTCAGCCTCAGAGAGGAAAGGATAGGCTTTGACCAGCTCGGAGGTCATCTCCACAATGCCGGAAAGGAACTTGTCCGCATCCGCATTGCCACGCTCAATCTGCATCAGAGTATTTTCCCATTCCGCCGTCATGGTAGGCGAAGTGATCTGCTCGGGCAGGACGCATACAAGGTTGTTGCCGTCCTTTGTAGGCACGAGAGATTTGCCCTTGCGCTTAACGAAGCCGCCTTTGACCAGCTTTTCGATGATACCGGCGCGGGTGGCGGGAGTGCCAAGCCCTTTCTTTTCGGTATCATCGTCGAACTCAGCATTCCCCGCAGTCTCCATAGCCGACAGAAGGGAGTCTTCGGTGTAGGGCTTCGGCGGGGATGTATAGTGCTCGGTAACGCTGGCATCGACAGAAGAGAGAATATCCTTCTCATTCAGAGAAGGCAGCGAGCGTTCCGGCTCGTCCTTTTCCTTGCTCTTGAGCGTTTCCTTGAAGCAGCGCTCAACCGACTTCCATCCATCCTGCACGACCGTTTTGCCCTTTGCCTTGAACTCGAACCCCTCACAGGTGAGTGTGACCGAAGTCTCATCATAGATGTGTTTCTCACCGGTAGCGCTCAGAAGGCGCACGGAGACAAGCCGGATGATTTTCTGCTCCGACTCCGGCAGCTCAGTGAGATCCTGATTTTCAAGTTGGACGGTGGGGATAATGGCATGATGGTCAGTGACCTTGGCGTTGTTGGTAATGCGACCGATGTCCGGCTCGTGGTTGCGGCCTTCAAAGAGCGGCAGCTTGCGGGAGACAATGCCGATCACCTGACGGGCAGTGCTCTCCATATCCTCAGTGATGAACTGACTGTCCGTTCGGGGATAGGTAAGCAGCTTTTTCTCATAGAGGGACTGCACCAGATCGAGCGTCTGCTGGGCGGTAAAGCCATAGTAGCGGTTGGCTTCCCGCTGCAAGGTGGTAAGATCATAGAGCTTCGGCGGGTTGACCGTCTTCGTCTCCTTCTTGAGGGAAGAAACGACGGCTTGCTTTTTATTGCAAGCCGCCGCAATCGCCTTCGCTTCCTCTTCGGTTTTGACCTTTTCCAGGTCCGCCGTCAGGTTCTCTTTGCTGATATGGACATTGAAGTATTTCTCCTTGTGGAAGGTTGAGATTTTGCCTTCTCGTTCCACCAGCATTGCCAGCGTTGGCGTTTGGACGCGCCCGACCACCAGCTTCTTATGATAGAGTGTCGAGAACAGCCTTGTGCCGTTGATGCCGACAATCCAATCTGCCTTGGAACGGGCAAGCGCGGCTTCGTAGAGCCGTTCATACTCGCCGCTGCTTCGCAGATGGGCAAAGCCCTCTCGGATTGCGCTGTCTTCCAACGAGCTGATCCACAGGCGTTTGAAAGGCTTCGTGCAACCGGCTTTCTTGTAGACCAACCGGAAAATCAGCTCGCCCTCGCGTCCTGCATCTGTGGCGCAGACAAGCTCGGTCACACGCTTATCGAGCATGAGGTCGCACAGCACTTTGAACTGCTTCTGCTTGTCCTTCGGGACTTCAAACAGCCATTCATCCGGGACGATGGGGAGATCGCTGTACCGCCATTTGGCAAAGCGCTCATCATAGGAGCTTGCGTCCGCAAGCCCCACAAGATGACCAACGCACCAAGATACGATGTAGTTGTTTCCTTCGAGATAGCCGTCCTTACGGCAGGAAGCGCCCAGCACCTTCCCGATGGCGGCTCCAACACTCGGTTTTTCCGCAATCACTAAGATCAAATCGTTTCCTCCGTTTCTTTGGTTTCGTCCCCGTTATCCTCATCGTCAGCAATGACAGGCTCTTCGTCCTCATTGATATACGGCTCTTCCTCATAACCCTCGTCATCGAAGAAATCCAGATCCTCGTCCTTCTGCTTCTTGCCGCGCACGAACTTGAAGTAGTAATATGCACCACCGCCGATGCCGACCAGCGCGATGATACCGATGATCAGGGCAATGTTCGGGGAAGCGTTTTCCGGCTCTTCGGGCACCTCGGTTTCCTCGCCCTCGACCGGCTCTTCCGGCTCAGGTACAGCGCCGGTACACTCGCTCATGTTTGTTTTGCAGACTGGGCATTCCGTATTGACAGCTCCGGCCTCGCAGCGGGTATCGCAGTTACAGGTAGTAAGCGAAGATGCCGTTTCCTCATCCAACAGGGCAAGCAGATCGGCCTCGTCCACCATGTTGAGGAAATAGGTCTGGTACTGTTCCTCTTCCTCGTTGATGGGCGCATCGTAATCGATCACGACATAGAAGGTGTTGCCGGTCTTGGTCTGCACCGTGATGAACTGCTTATTCGTCGCCTTGTCATAGAGCAGATCGCGGGTATAAGCGTTGCCTTCACCGTCAATCGGCTCGCCCTCATACGGTTCAGGCTCTTCGGGTGCTGCGGTTTCCGGTGTTGCCTCGGGCTGGGTCGCCTCCGTGACCGGAAGCTCCTGCTCGGTATCATCCGCATAGGCGAATGCGGGTACAGTGAACGAGATACAAAGCGTGAAGCACAGTGCAAGTGCCGCCAGAAGGCGGATTCCTTTTCTCTTAGTCATTGTCCGTCACCTCCTGCTGGGTAGTGGTAGGCTTTTCCGCCTTGCTGTCCTTCATCGCGGCAAGGAAGGACATGATCTGATCCTTGTCCATGACCATCGCACGGACGGTGTTGACGATTTCAAGATTTTCCAGCTCGGTTTTCTTGTCGTACAGCTCCTTGAGCTGCCCCTGCAGGTCCTCGACCTTCTTCTCGGTTTTGGCGATTTCTGCGCAGACCTTCTGATATTTCGGGTTCATAAAAACGCTCCTTTCGGTTAGTAGTTGGGTCTTCCAAAGGCATAAAAGTGGGATTGCCAATAGGAAGTGTTGATGGATGTGTACTGGATGGGATCGCCGCAGTGCAACATCACATTGTCGCCCACATAGATGCCCACATGGGACACGCCCGGCGTGTCATAAGTGCCGACAAAGAAGACGAGATCCCCCGGCTTCACATCGGCGCTGGAAACAGGCGAACAGACATTGTAAAGCCCCTGCGCACCCAGCCGCCCGGTGTTGACAAGTCCGCTGTTTGTGAGAACATAACTGACGAATCCCGAACAGTCAAAGGAAGTGGACGGATTTGAGCCGCCCCAAACATACGGGTAGCCGAGATATTTTTCTGCCTCTGCGATGAGAGTTGCGAACTTCTCGTCCGTCAGATACTCCGCATTGACCGTGTAGTCATCGGGTGGGTTTTCAATGTACTTGTCCACATAGCCGGAGCCGGGGAACAAATCCTCGCGGTTGCCCAGCGTTGACATATAGGCTGAGTACATGGAGAGCTGGTCTTCATTCATGATGTAGACCGGCAAATGGGAGAGGTCAAAGTTTTCCAGCGTAACGGTACAGATGTAGTAGTTGTATGGGACTTCGACCTCACAAGTGTAAGTTTCCGTGCTGGTTTCACCGGTTTCTGGATCGGTGACAGTCGTTGTCCCGGTACGGGTCTCTGTCCGGTAGCGTACCTCAACCTCCACATCCTCAGTGAGGATATATTGCTGGTCAAAGAGCGTTTGAAGAAGTCCCTGAACTTCGTCCAGTGTGAACTCTCCCTCATTGAAGGCAGATAGAATGGAGATCAGCACATAGGGATCGTGCTCAATCGCGTCAAGGTCAAAGTGGTACTCGTCGTAGTCGTGTGTGCTCTCGTAGTTATCCAGATACGATTGCAGCTCCGCCTCCATCTGACAATACTGCGCCTCCGCGCCGGTCATGGCATCGTCCTCACTGAGGTAGGAAGTGGCGATGACAGACGAGGTAGTAGAGGTGAACATTGCCGTACAGGAGCTAATCCCGGCGGACAACAGGATCAGAATCATCAAGCCAGCTCCCAGCCAAGCAAAGACCTTTTTGTTCTTGGCGATAAAGTCCTTGACCTTATCCGACGCTTTCTCCCGGATGGTTTTACCGGTGGACTTGGTGGCAGTGGAGGCCGTTTGCGTCCCGGCCTTGCGAGCCGCCGCGTATTCCTTCTTGATGTGCTGCTTCTGGTAGTGCTTATTCATATTGGCACGGGAAGTCTTCATCTCAGGATTTTCGGCGACCGTCTTCTCAAAATGGAGCTTCCGATCAGCGGCCTCGGCCTTCTGTTCCAGCTTGGACACCTTCTCGAACGGCTTGTTTGCACTGCGCTCTGTGTGGTGCTGGTAGTGGCGGACAACGGACTCTGCGGCAATCTCTGTCTTATGGGCGGCTTCCACGCCGGAGTTTTCCTGCTCTACCTCATGGATTTTGCCGTGAATGCCGGAGGCAAGAGTATCGCCGACTTTACGGACGGTCTTATCTGCCTCAAACTGCAATTTGCTCTGTCCCTTGGGGACTTTCACTTCGTCTTCAAAGTAGAGGCGGGTTTTGCCTTTTCCGGTTTTCTCGTCAAAGACGCGCTCTTTTTTCAGCACCTTCTTGGTGGGCAGCTTCTCACGGGCGGCATCCAGACGCTCATGCGCCTTCTGAGATTTTCGCTCCAACCGTTCAATCCGCCGGGAAGCTGGGGCATCGCCGTCAAGGTCCGGCATCTCTGCGGAGGTTTCCGCCGCTCTTTCCAGAACGGACTCTCCATCAATCTGCCTTTCAGCACGAGGTCTACTGACCTTACCGGTAACAGCGGTATCGGCAAATGCTTTTCCGTAGTCAACGGAATGGGTGCGGTATGTCTCAGAGTGCAGAGTGTAAGATGTGGGATCATCGCTGACGGGCAGATCACCCGGCTTGTACTCTTGCACCGCATCTGCGGACTGTGTTTCGGCCTGAGCCTGACTCTCTGCGTCTTCCAACTCATCAGGACGAAGCTGCCGCCGCTTCCTGACCTCTTCGGTCAGATCGCCGGTTTCTGCGTCATGTGGCGCGACAAGCTGGGCATCTTCAAGGCGCTTCGACACCTTTTCCGAAGTGCCTTCCGTGAGGTTTTCTTCCACAGCGCCGTCTCTGGTCATCCGCAGGACAACCCGGTCTTTGGGCTTCAATTCATCATGAGGCATCAGATTTCACCTCCAATCCGCGCCTCGGCAAGTTCCTTGTATTCAGGGTTTAACTCAATTCCGACATAGTGACGGTCAAGTTGCTTTGCGACCATACCGGTTGTGCCGCTGCCTATGAAGGGATCAAGGACAACGCCGTCTTTCGGGCATCCGGCAAGCAGACAGGTTTCAACCAGCTTCGGCGGGTATGCGGCATAGTGACCGCCTTTGAAGGGGACGGTGTTGATAATCCAGACATCCCGCTTGTTACGCAGCGGATTGATCATCTCATCAGTAATGGCACCATGCTCACGGCACAGATTGATGGTCTGCTGCTTTGCCTGTCCGGGGATCGGCTCCCCATATTTGTTGCTTCCCTTGACGCCGCGCTTGAGCCTGCTTACCGTTCCGGGAGCAATCGGCTCGGAAATGGCCTTGTAGTCAAAGAAATACTTCCGTGACTTCGAGAACAGGAAGATGTGTTCATAGCAGCGGGCGCAGCGGTCTTTGACGCTTTCCGGCATCGGGTTTTCTTTCATCCAGATGATGTCATTGCGCAAATACCAGCCAGAGTCGCGGAGCGAAAAGGCCAGCATCCACGGGATTCCGATCATATCCTTGGGTTTGCAGCCCTCAACCTTGTAGTTGAGAGCCACAGCCTGACCGTTTCTGCCCTTGGGATTCTTTGCGTCCACATAGCTGCCCTGATTGCCTTTCCCGGCATAGGTGTCGGAGATGTTGAGCCAGAGCGTCCCATCCGAACGCAGAACGCGCCTGACTTCGGTGAACACTTCCGTCAGGCGCGAGATGTATTCCTTTGGCGTTGCCTCTCTGCCGATCTGCCCGTCCACACCGTAATCACGCAGCGCGTAATACGGCGGGGAGGTGATGCAGCAATGGACGCTTTCATCGGGCAGCGTTTTGAGGACTTCGAGACAATCGCCGGTGTAAATGTGATCAAGCTGTATGGGGACTCCCTCCTTTCTGCGAGACTTGATGCGCAATCAGTCGGAGAAATACTCGTCCGGCTCGTAGTCCTCGTCATCGTCCAGCTCATCCTCCCAGCGGTCGATGATGGACTCGGCCTCCTTCGCCGCTTCGCGGTACAGGGAAAGACGATTGCGCTCATAGGCGGCATAGGCCGGGATGAACTTGCCAAACTCCTGAATGGCGCGGACATCCTTGGTGCGCATATCCGATACCATGTCGATCAGCTCGGCCATCGTCAGCAGATCCTCAATCATGCTGTCATACTTCTCCTTGGGGATGGTGACGAAATCATCCTCATACTCGTCTTCCTCATCCATATCAAAAGCGGAAGGAGTGCCGGACACACGGTAGATGTGTTCTTTCTCCTGAATGGAGTCAAGAATACCGCCGATGACCTCCGTCGCCTCATTGGCGCACTCGGCGATTTCCTCGCGGACATGGAGGTAAGCGCGGTGGTGCTTTTTCAGCTCGTCCTCCTTGCGGATCAGGTTGACCAGCTCCACGGTCAGCCCCATCAGGCCAAAGAAGCTGTCCATGCCTTCCTTGACCTCGCGGAAGCTCATCTCAACCGGCGTATCGCCGAAAATCTCGGTCATCTCGTCAACGGTGATCTCAAAGTTCTCATTCATATTCTTTTTCATAAAGGTAGTCCTCCTTAATTCTGCAAGGTTTCTTCGGGTTTGGTGGTCATGTAACGATAGAGCATCGTGTCCTTCGGGAAGTCATCCTTGAAGGGGACGATGGTCGAGCCGTAGAAGATCAAGCCTTCACCGGCGTTGGAATTGGTGATGTAGTTCTGCTGACTGGGCGAGATGTTCAGCGCTTTCGAGAGGATCTGCCGGTCGCCGGATGCCTGGTTCAGAAGGTAAACGAAGTCGGAGTTCTCAAAGATGTTCTCAATCTCACGGGAAGCCAGCAAATCCTTGACATTCTGGGTGATCCCGGTCGGAATCCCGCCCCATTTTCTGAACCGCTTCCAGATTTCGACGGAATAGGCGGCTGTCTGTTCTTCCTTGAGCAGAAGGTGGAACTCGTCCATGTAGTAGCGCGTCGCCTTGTGCTGGGCGCGGTTGATGGTCACACGGTTCCAGACCTGATCCTGCACAATGAGCATCCCCAGCTTTTTGAGCTGCTTTCCGAGCTGCTTGATGTCATAGCAGACGAAGCGATTATTCACATCCACATTCGTCCGGTGATTGAAGACATTCAGCGAGCCATGCACATAGATTTCAAGGGCAGTGGCAATCCGCTGTGCTTCCGGCTCGCTCTGGCTGCGCAGGATGTTGTAGAGGTCTTCGAGGATGGGCATTTTCTCAGGAACCGGATCGGCAAGGTAGTCCTGATACACCTTGCGGACACTGCGGTCGATGATGGTCTTTTCCACCGGTTGCAGCCCGTCCTTGCCGCCCACAATCAGCTCACACATGGAGAGGATGAAGTCGGACTTCAAGGTCAGCGGGTTTTCCTCTTCCGAGTAGTTCACATTGATGTCCAGCGGATTGATGTAGTCGCTGCTTACCGGCGAGATGCGGATGACCTGACCGCCGAGCTTCTGCACAAGGGGATAATACTCTGCCTCGGGATCGCAGACGATGATGTCATCTTCTGTGATGAGGAAGGCGTTGGTCATTTCCCGCTTCGCCGAAAAGCTCTTGCCGGAGCCGGGGGTGCCGAGGATCAGACCGTTCGGGTTTTTGAGCTGTTTGCGGTCAACCATGATCATGTTGTTGGAGAGCGCATTAAGCCCGTAATACAGCGCCTCGCCGTTCTGAAAAAGCTCCTGCGTCGTGAACGGGACGAACACCGCCGTCGAAGAGGTGGTCAGCCCGCGCTCAATCTCGATCTGATTCAGGCCAATCGGAAGAGAGGACATCAGCCCTTCTTCCTGCTGGAAGTCCAGTCGCTTGAGCGCACAGTTGTATTTCTGGGCAATGGAAGCCGTCTGGAAGATTGCGTTTTCGAGCTTCTGGCGGGAGGCAGCGGTATTCATGATGAGGATGGTCACAAGGAACATTCTCTCGTTGCGCGTCTGAAGGTCCTGTAACAGGCGCTTGGCCTCACCGCCGTAGGTGGCAAGGTCGGACGGGATAATTTCCATGTCATATCCGCTTCTCACGGCCTTTTTCTGCTCTTCAATTTTCATCTTGTCGAGGTCGGTAATCTTCATCTTGATGCTCTTGATAGCTTTCGCCTGATCAATCGTGCGGATATGAAGATTGACCGTGATGTTGCTGTCCATGTCGAGGAAGTCAGCCAGCATCCGGTCATTGAGTTCCGGCGCGAGGATTTGAAGGAAGCTCACTGCGCCGATGGCCTTTCCCATCTTGAAGCACTTGCCTTCGCGGAAATCGAAGGAAGTGGGCGCGATGAAGTCCTTGCTGCTGAGTCCCGTCCGGGCTACCATGTCAAAGGAGAAGCGGAACGGCTCGTTCGAGTCCATGTTGAACACATCATGGAGCACTTTCAGCCGTTCGTAGCCGGACAGCGGCTCGGTCTTCACACCGAGGGTTTTGAAATTGTTGAGGATGTCCGTCTCAATCCGATCCAGCTTGGCCTTCGCCATGCGCAGGGAGTCGGCCTCAATCCCGAAGGTGATGTACTTGCGCTTGATGAGGCCGTTGTTGCCCTTCGTGAGCTGGTTTTGCAGCATCTCGGAATACTCGCTGCGGATGTCGTTGAACTCGTCATCCTGCTCCGGGATGTTGATCTGCTTCTTGAACTCGCTGATGCTCGTCCTCTGGTTGATAAAGGAGAACTGGACAAAAATCGAGCTGTCAAAGTAGTTCAAAAAGTCGCACCAGTTCTCAAAGATAGCCGTTTTGTCCTCGTTCTGGGCGAGCTGGTAGTTGATGTCGTTGAAACGGATAGTCTTTGTGTAGAGGCGGCTGTTGACCTTGCAGATGCCGTCGCGGCACATCTCCACATAGGGGATAGTCTGCTGCGCCGACTGACGGACTTTCTTTGTCTTCTTGGCCTTTTTCTTCTGCAGGACCAGCTTCTTCTTTTCCTCAGCGGAGAGAAGATCGCCGTACACCTTGCCGTTTTTGGTAAGCCGCTTAGGCTCTGCGGCCTTTTTCGTGCTGCTGTGCAATCTGCAATTCCTCCTTCTCTTTGATTTCCTGCTGGATCGCAGCGTATAGGTTGTTCGTGCGGTATGGCCGCACTTTATCCCTCAGAAACATGGACTTGATCACATGACCGAGGATTTTTTCAGCCGGTTGCCCGTCCTTCTCATAGAGAGCGAAGAAGATAAACGGGAGCATGATGACCACCATCAGCATTGCCGAGGTGGAGATGCCGAGGCTGGGCTTAGTCAGAAAGAAGATCGGGACACCCGCTGCCGCAGCCAGCGCAAAGCAGATGAGCTGCCGCTTTGTCAGGTTGAACATGATCTTCGTCTTGACACGGTTCAGATCCTTCGGGACCGGTACAAACGCCATTGGGAACCTCCTTTCCAAGCGTGATGCTGCACTCGACTTCATTGCCCCATACATCCCAGCCTTCGGGGGACTGTCGGGCGAAAAGTTCGATGCGCGGGACATCGCCCATGAGCTGGACGATGCGGTTGCGGGCTTCCTCCGGTTTCTTGGAGTGCTCTTCGATGTGGCTCATGATGACCTGATGCACACCGGGGCTTGCCCGTTTGGGATGGCCTTTCGTTGCAAGGATGCAGAGTTCCGCATTCGCCCGTGTCCAGTACCCCATGCCCCAAAAGAGACTGTCGGACACCCGGTTCTGCTTGATCCAGACAAAAGCCGTCGTTTTGTATTCAAATCCCCATGCTTCGAGGACTTGGAACGCCTCCTGCATACAGGGGAAGGTAATCCACATGAAGAGCGCACAGTCTTTTGCTGCAAGCTCTCCAATGGGAAGCGCCTTAATGTCTTCAAGGCACATGGTCGGGTAATGACTTTCCGCCGAGCGGCCAAGCCCTTTTTTCGAGTAGACCTTGTACCGCCACGGAGGGTCGGCATAGATCACGGAGTATTTCTTCAAGCGGACCCTCCTTTCTCAGTGGGCATTGAATAATGACTTCGCGAGCGAGCCTGTCTTGAACAGGGAGAAGCAGAGGATGACCGTGTATGCCGCCACCGAGAACAGCGCCGAGTGGATATTGGCCGCGATGATCATGTTGTTGATGAGCACTGCATAGATCGCCACGCACACCATGATGAGGAAGCCTTGGAACGCAAGTGCGAACAGCCCTTTGAGGTAGTTCGTGCCAATGCTGCCCCATTCGCGGTTACTCATCGTCGCTATGGGAATGGGCGCGATGCTCACGGTACAGTAAATTTCAATCATACGGCCATAGAGGATGACCGTGATGAGAATGGACATAATCTTGAGGCACAGACTGATCAGCAGCGTCTCTATGGACAGGCCGAGTAGTTCGCCAATGCCCATCGTTTCCATGCTGGCGCGCATTTGTTCAAGAGTGGATTCGATGTCGATATTTGTGTCGCCGCTTATGACACCGGCTGCACCGGTTACGACATTTTGACCGATGTCGAAGACCGCCATCACAATGTCAAAGGTATTGGTAACGAGGTAGATCGCCACAGCCGCCTTGAAGAACCACTTGAAGAACATCCATGTGTCCATGTCATGCAAGTTGTTTTTCTCGGTGATCATGGAGATCAGCTCGTAACACAGGACAAAGGTGATGATGATACCAGCGATGGGGACTATCACATTTTCGGATAGTCCCCGGATCATCTGGTATATGCTGCTATCCCATGAAGAGGGCGTTTTGCCTACCTCAGCAGCTATCGTCCCTACCTTGTCGTTGACATCGGTGAACATATTGGTCATGTTGCTTTCAATCCAGCCGATCAGAAGCTCTTTTATGGCTTCCTCGATTTTTTCAAGGATAAATCCCAATATTTCACCACCTTTCGGTTATGCTGGGGTTGCCGGATCAGAACAGGCCAGACAGGAGCGGGATAAGGGTCGTGCCGATGAGTACCACACCACCACCGGCCATCAACTGCTTGATTCCTTGGCTCTTGGCACCGGGATTGTCATTGCCGTACCCCTCCATGAGGTTGACCACGCCCCACACGGCAAGGCCAGCGCCAAGGGCGACAACGAGGGTCTGCAAAACGGTAACTGCCTGATTGATAAATTCCATAAATGACCTCCTTATGTTGGAAATTGATTAAAAATTAAGGGAGAGCGCGGCATTTCGCGCCCTCCCATGTGGACACGCGAACTGGTGATCAGAACAAACCGGACAGCAGGGGGATGAGGGTCGTGCCGATGAGTACCACGCCGCCACCGGCCATCAACTGCTTGATGCCCTGGCTCTTGGCACCGGGATTGTCATTGCCGTACCCCTCCATGAGGTTGACCACACCCCACACAGCCAGACCGGCACCGAGGGCAACAACGAGCGTCTGAAGGACCGTAACCGCCTGATTGATAAATTCCATAGAGTGACCTCCTTGATTTTTGAGTGTGAATTATTGAAAATGGGCAAAAAAATAGAAGCCCCGTCATTGTTCTGCTTTGGGCATTGCCCATGCGCAGTGCATGACGGGGCTTCAATCGGCTTCAACCTCTCCCATGTCATAGAGGTCGAAGGTTTGGGTGGGCTTGACTACCAGCTTGCGAGAACGGTATTTCTCGATGTCAAAGGCGTTGCGCTTATCGTAGTCGGACAGCATTTTGTATTTTGGATGCTTCGTAATGTCGTACTTGTCACTGAGAAAAGGTCTCACGCCTCTAAGCTGCAAAATACATTTGCCGCCGTCCATGACAGCGATTTCGTCCTCCGACATAAGCTGCTTGCCGGTCTTCTGGTAGTTCAGGCCGTATGAGTTGTTGGTCGAACGGGTTTCTGATGTGTTATATAGGTCGATTGTCTCCTTTCCGAGGATTTCACTGAGTTCCTTCAAAGTGGACTTTTCCTTACCGCCAAGGAAGAGCGTACAGTCGCAGTTGCCGACAATCGTGTCCGCCGCGTCCTTGTAGATGGTCTTGAGCTGACTCTGGGACTGCAAGATGATGGACGCTGAGATTTCCCGGCTTCGGATCGTAGCAATCAGTTTATCGAACTTTGGGATTTGACCGATGTTCGCGAACTCGTCGAGCAAGCAGCGGACATGGACGGGAAGCCGCCCATTGTAGACATCATCCGCCTTGTCGCAGAGCAAGTTAAAAAGCTGGGAGTACATAATCGCCACGACAAAGTTGAAGGTATCGTCGGTATCAGAGATAATGACGAACAGCGCCGTCTTTCGGTCGCCGATACAATCCAGCTCCATCTCGTCGTAACTCATCAGCTCCCGCAGCTCCGCGATGTCAAACGGGGCAAGCCGTGCGCCACAGCTAATCAGGATCGACTTGGCTGTTTTGCCAGCGGCTAACTTATATTTACGGTATTGCTTGACCGCGAAGTGGTCAGGGTCGCGCTCTTCCAGCTCATCGAACATGAGGTCAACGGGATTTTTGAAAGTCTCGTCATCCTCTCTGGCCTCCGAAGCGTTGATCAATTCGAGCAAGGTAGTGAAGTTTTTCTCGTGTTCCGGCGCTTCGTACCAGATATAGCCGATGAGTGCGGTATAGTAGAGCTTTTCTGCCTTGACCCAGAAATCCTCCCCGGACTTATCGCCATCTCCCTTCGTGTTGACGATGATCGTATTGACCAGTTTGAGGATGTCCTTTTCGCTGCGGATGTAGGCGAACGGGTTGTAGTGCATGGATTTTCGGAAGTTGATCGTATTCAGCGACTTGATGATATAGCCGTTTTTCTCAAGCATCTTTCCGCATTCGACCAGCACTGTACCCTTGGGATCAGTGACCACATAGGAGCTGTGCATCTGCATCAGGTTGGGCTTCACGAAGAAGCGGGTCTTGCCCGAGCCGGAACCACCGATGACAAGGATGTTCTTATTCCTCGCGTACTTCGGCTGCTTCGGTCGGCTGTTCATGGTCAGCCCCTCGGTCTGGGTGAGGATGACATTGTTGGAGAAGTCATCATCCATGTAAGGTCGGATGTCTTCCGGTCGTCCCCAACGCGCTGACCCGTATTCTTCTCCTTGGCGGAATTTCTTGCGGTTTTTTCCTTTGATGTAGACGGCCAGCTTGAGCAACGCGCCTCCGGCCACACCGATGAGAAGATCTACCGGGTGGAAGCTCGGAAGTGGGTTGGCAAACGCTGCTCCGAAGTTGGCAAAGCCTCCGGTGAGTTTGTCGATGAACTCTGTGCCGGGAGCCAGACGGAAGACTGCCGCCAGCTTACCCACAAAGTAGAAGGCGAACACATACGGAAGATTGAGAAGGACGAGCTTTTTGATGTCGAGTTTCTTTCTCATAGCTCAACGCCCCGATCCTTCGTCTTGACCTTGACCTTCTCCTTGTGCTGGGCTTTGGACTGCTCCCTGCTGCGGGAGAGCTTCTGCTTGAGGGATTGCTTTTCTTTCTGCTTGACCGTCTTGGCGGAAAACTCCTTGAAAGCCTGAGTCATCACATCCACATCCCGTCCTTTGAAGAAGACGAGATAACG